TGTAACCTGCGTTGTTTACACCCGTATCTAATCTGAGTGTGGAACCAGATACATAAGCCCTGTAAATCTTAGAAACCGTGACGGCAGTATCGGTTGCAGATGAGATGTTGTTGGGATTATTTGGGTCTGTGGTATAGTTTTTTCCAATAACATAGGAATCACCAGCGGTCTTTGTGATTCCGAGCGTGGAACCGCTGGCTGCTAGTATGTGACCAGAAACTTTGAGAGGACCAAATGCGCGCATGAAGTCGTCTTGCCAATGATTGTTTCCGTAAGATACAATGGGTTGTGTAGAAACACCATTTGTTACAGAACCAGATTGATGCAGAACCCTACCGATTGTAATGTAGTCAGAGTCGGTGGTAAGTGTGAAGGGTGAGGTCTGCTGGATTATTCCACCCGTTGAATTGATTCCGATGTAGGTAGTGAGGGAGGAAGTAACGTAAGTAAGAGATTGGCTAACGTAGGCAGGCCACTGGACGAAATTGATAGTCGGGTAGGGATCGGTAGTCAACGTGGCATTGTAGGAGAGTATGATGCCCGAACCGGATGTGATCGAGAATGTTGTGGAACCAGTAGCAGTTGAAAGGACACCGCCGTGAAGGAGACCCGTGGTGAGCATACCTTCCAACCAGCGGAGACGGGTGGTGTTCGTGTAGGGACCCGAGTACTGGGTGAAGTAGAGGTCGTTCGTACTTCCTGAGGTGTAGATGTAGCTCGCGGTGGTGTTGGTGGGAATCCGGAGGGTGTTGACCGGCTTCATCTGGAAGTAGCTGTCAGTTCCGAAAGCTCCGGAGACGAAGGTGTCACCTCCGAAGATCGCATTGGGGGTGTCGGCACCGAGCTGTGTCTTGTTGCCTGAGACAAAGAGCTTCACACCTGAAGCCAGCGTTGGAAAGCTAGATGGTGCTGCATCCGCTATGATTAGCGTTCCTGATACTGCAGTGGTGGAAGTCAGTGCGCCAGAGCTCACACTTCCAGAGATTGTTCCTATTAGCGCCATGTGCTTACCTCAGATGTAAATATCGCCTCCACCCGGAAGTGGAGGCGATATGCTCCACTGGGAGCTAGCTCTTGACTAGATTATCACAGTTCCTGGAGTACGAACTTGTAGCGCTTGCCGCTGATGTTGTTCGTGATCGAGAGGTATTCCTCTTCCTCGATGATGGTCCAGTTGCCGCGATCGTTGCGGAGGTGCAAGTCTCCGGTGTAGACGTTGGCCCATCGCCTCTGCGGCGAACCGAGGCTCGCTCCTGAGTCTGAGCTCGGGAAGAGTCCAGTGATTCCATCCACCGTCTGACCGGCCACCGCAAAGGCCGCTCCATCCTTCTTGAAGGTGACGCCAGAAAGAACACTGGCATTGAGCTCAACCGCACTTCCACTCATTATAAGAGTCGTTGTTCCAAGTCCAGAGGCCAGAGTAACGCTCTGGCTTGCTGATCCAGACAGTGTTGTCGTTGTACCGGCTGCATTGATGTGAAGCTCTGGAGATCCTCCATCTTTCTGGAAGACGAATCCACCTGAACCAGCGTTTGCTACAACTGTGCTGCCGCTGAGAGTAAGAGTGGTTGCACCAGTTCCTGAACCAAGAGTGACGTTGGCGCTAGTGCCACCGAGTATATTGGCATTGTTGCTCGAGTTCTGGACCGTGAGGAACGTTGTGTTGGAGCTGTTCTTGTATAGGACCTCGTCGCCAGCAGGCTTCAGGATGATGTCCTGCAGCGCGCTGAACAGTGAGTCTCCAGGGCCATCTGACAAGATCGTAAGGTGGTCTCCATCAGCGCCTTCCTTCCTGAATGTGTAACCATTGGTTCCGTGTATCGAGCGAATGCCATTTGCGCCGCTGAGCGAGAGAAGAACTCCGCTCTCAGTTCCTAGCGTCAGAGTGTTTGCTCCATACGTCATCGAACCGCGGTTAGTACCGACAAACCTGTACTCGATGCCCTGAGTGTTGGCACCAAGCACGAGGGATGATCCAGTCAGGACCAGCTGCCTTGCGGTTCCAACTCCACCTGCGCCTGGACTCTGCGCGGTTAGGGTGAGGCTCGTGTTTGCAGCGCCGGTGAATCTTCCGACCTCGATGCCACCGCTGTACATCTTCAAGGCCTGGTTGCCGCCGCTTCCATGTCCAATGTTGACGCTGGTGCCTGAGAGCCAGAGGCTTCCAAGGCTTGTGCCGTTCATGCCCTTGATCTCGCCCTCTCCTGTACCGGCGATGTCTCCGAACTGGATCCTGGTCGTACCGTTCTGCGAGAATGAAGCCGTTGCAGAGGTGGCCACCGCTAGATTTACTGACTGGCCGTCAGAAGATGATAGGAATACGTTGATTCCACCGCCAAGCTCGAACTTTCCAGCCCTCAGGTTAGAGTAGTCAGTTACGGTGATTGGTGAACCAGTTGCAGTGCCTGAAGTGGTCCTGATCGCCGCAAACCCACCCTCAGATTGATCCCAGATGAATGCCGCGTTGTTGACTCCGTTGAGTCCACCGATGAATCCTCTGTCTCCGACCGACACCGCCGTCGAGCCGCTGGTGAATCCGAGCCCGATGACTGGATCTTCCATCTCAATCGTGGTCGCGTCGACCGTTAGCGTGGTTCCCTGGATTGTGAGGTCACCAGGGATGATAACGTTGCCACCCGAGAGCGTGATTGCAGTGGCGCCAGTGCTGGACTTGATGTCGTTGCCTGTGACCGTGAGGTCGCCTGCGACTGTGACATCACCGCTTGCTCCAAGCGTGAGGTTTAGGCCTGCTGAACCTGAGATGTAGTTGCTGTTGACCTGGAGGTCTCCAGCCGTCGTGACCTTTGTGCCGGCAAGAGTGATTGCAGTTGTTCCACCGGAGGACTTTATGTCGTTTCCTGTGACCGTGAGATCACCAGTTACTGCAACGTCTCCTGTTCCAGAGAACGTGATGGCGGTGGTTCCACCGTTCATCTTAATGTCATTACCACCGACAGTGATGTCACCGCTCAGTGTAACGTCGCCAACCAGATTCGAAGTTCCTGCAATAGTGAGATTTCCACCAGCCTGGAGGTTGCTGGAACCGCTGATTGCGCCGCCTCTTGTGAGGTCTACCGCAGTAGAACCATCTGTTGCTACGATGCGTACAAAGGAGCCAGAGGCAATGACAGGACCACCGAATAGAGATACCTTGTTGTTTGCACCACCGGCGTTGCTGCCTGAGACGAAGAAGAATACATCGGCGCCATTGGCATCTGCGGTGGCCGCAGTTCCAATTGCAATGGAGCTTGTGGTGTATGCCTCTGAAGCGTTTGCGGCAGTGAAAATTGCGTCGCCGCCACCACCACCTGAAGCTAGCTCTGAAAGCGTCTTACCAGAGGTGTTGTTGCCGTCGAAGAACTTGAGGTCTGATCCAACGAGAGAGACCCTGTTTGCCGCAGTTCCGAACTGTACGTGACCTGTGCTTCCAATTCGAATGTCATTTGACGTGACCACGATCGAGCCTGAGCCGACCGTGAGGGCGCCTGAGACCACCATGTCGCCGCCAAATACGGCAACGTTACGTGTAGCACCGCCCTTACCGCCAACTGAGCCAGAGACAAAGAACTGAACATCAGCTCCAGGTAGGCTTGATGGGAAAGATCCAGCTGGATTGTTTGAGAAGATTACTGAACCGGTGACGCCAATCAGTGAGTTGGCGCTCGATGAACCTGATATGTTGCCGACTAAAGCCATGGGATTACCTCTGCTAGCTGTTTCTAACTATTACGTACTAGACGACATTTAACTTTCTAGACGACTCAATCACTTGATTTCATCAAATTCTGGAGCGCGCTCCAGAACAAACCTGTACCTCTTTCCATTCTTGTTGAACCTCACCGTGAGGCAGTCCTCTTCCTCGATGAGGGTGTAGTCTCCACGCTCGTTTCTTAGGTGGAGGTCTCCAGTAAATATGTTTGCAAATCTTGCGGTGTCTGAGCCGAGATTCCTGGTCCTATTTCCATCTGGTATGATGTCGGAAGCCAGAAGAGAGTTGACCACGAGCGTGTCAGTGGAATCGGTGCCGAGATGAGCTGAGCCTGAGACTACTGCGTCACCACCAAACACGGAAGCACCGCGGGTGATTCCTCCCTTTGCTCCCCTCTTGCCTGATACAAAGAAAGTCGTGTCGTTCGATGAGAAGGGGTTGGCAGGACCAGCATACAATCCAGAGAATATCGACATCACTGATCCGGTGGCGGCGCCGTTAGGCCTGACCTCCAGATAGTTTACGGTGTTTCCGATAGAGGTGTTCACTGAGGCGAGGAATGTCCCACCCAAGGTCCTGTTCCTGATGCTGAGCTCTCCGCCAGAGCTCATGTTGAAGATTGAGTAGCCTGTTGCGCCGTCAATGTACAGCGTACCTGAGACTAGAGTATCACCACCAAACACCGACATGCCAGAAGATGGCTTTGCAGAAAGTGTTCCCTTTGAACCGGAGACAAAGAAGAAGACCTCTGAACCGACATTTGCCGTGGTGTAGCTGGCGCCCAGCGCTCCTGCCAGTGCAAGGGATCCAGTGGAGTTTAGCTTTCCCGCTGATGGATCTGTGAAGAATGAAGTTCCACTTCCGCCACCAGCTGCAGAGATAGTGATTGCACCGCTGGAGCCCGTGGTGATTGTGATGTTGGAACCAGCTATGAGATAAGAAGATCCATCTGAGAGCTTAGTTAGAGATCCCGATATTCCTCGAACTGCAGCTATTGTTCCTGATATGACAAGGTCGCCACCAAAGACTGATGTTCCTCTGGTAGTGCTGCTCCTCGTGCCTGGAATTCCTTCGACATAGAAGTTTGTGTCTTGAGACACAGTTGGATTTGCAGCAACTGAGCTGGGAAGCGTCCCTGAGCTGATTAGCGTTACGCTTTGGCCATTATTTCTTGGATAGATTCTGATGACGTTGGCGCCGATACCATTTGGCGCAGTAACACTCAGCCAAAGCTCGCCACCAGACTTTGAGTTTGTGACATAGTAGTTCCCATCTGAGTAGTAAGAGTGGTCTACTCTACCTGCGCTTGAGCTCAGGACTAGTTGCGGCCTATCAACATTATCGTCTTTGACCGTGAGAGATCCGGTTACTCCAGCTGATCCCGACAGGATCATCGCACCCTTTATGTACGATGAACCGGTTAGGGTCAGGTTGTTGCTGGAGAAAGTTAGGTTGCTGCTTCCAGCAAAGGAGCCTGCGTTATTGTACTGAATGCTATTTGTCGGAAGACCTGGCGTAGTTGACGAGACTCCGAATAGAGATCCAGAGATGTATACGTCACCACCGAAGGTGACTCTGTCGTTGCCACCAGCTGATCCAGATATAAACAGCCATGTGTCTGATCCAGTGCCGGCAAGCACTAGATTGCTGGTATCGACGTTGACACCTTCGTTTCCAGAGGCTCCACTGCCGATCAGCAAAAGCCTCGGATTCGCAGAGCTACCAGATGCTATGATCCTCTCGGCTCTTATGCCAGATGCTTTGAAGTCTGATGGTTTCTGTGCCATTATCTAGAGCTCACAATCAAGTAGTTCACGGCAGAGACCTCATCTTGTGTGGCGTTTATGAGGTACACCTCTTCGTCGACCGTGTGGATCGAGATGTTTGTGTTCTCATCTGGGGTTGCCACTATCGCAGTAGTTGACGTCTCAAGCTCAGTATTGGTGACCAAGAGCGGCGCAATGCCACCCGTGGTCACAGATGTCTTCCCAAACTGGATTTGGACGTTGTGTACTCCGAACCAGCTCATGTATTCACCACCACGACTGAGGCTGCGCTATTGTTTGGTATGCTTGCCCCAATCTGCACCTGAGTCGTGGAGATTGATAGAACAAATACGCTAAAAGATTCATCTAGAGATGTGGCCACGACATTTGGGACTGACGTATACTCATTCTCAAAGAGATAAGTTACTGTCGAGCCGCCGTTGAAGTTCAGCGTGGCACTCTCTAGGGCAAATGGCTCCTCGGTCGTGTACACGTTACGAGCAGCCCACCTGACGCCTGGGTAGGTCTTTCTATATCTGTTTAGGTCTCTAGACTTGAGAACGACTCTTCCCATGGAACCCTCTGACGTAAATAGGCGTCTTTGGGATTATAGTTCTCTGCTTGCCAAAGTTGCAAGAGGAGAACGTTCGCCACGGTCAAGCTTTATGTGTCCAAACAGCTCGTTGCCCTTCAGCTTCTCGATTGCAATTGCGAGGCCGTTTGAGTGGCGGTCGAGGTACGGAGTGTCAACCTGGTCAGTGTCACCAAGCAGGACAATCTTTGTCCCTGCGCCACATCGAGTCACAATTGTCTTGATCTCATGGATGCTCAGATTCTGAGACTCATCGACAATCACATAACAATTGTTGAAGCTTCTTCCTCTGATGTAGCTTACCGGCGAGATTTCGATGTTTCCCTTCTGGCGCATCATCTCAAAGTAGGACGGGTCATGGAATGCGCTCCTGAAGTTGTCAATGATGGGCATCAGCCACGGTGCCATCTTGTCGTCGATAGTGCCGGGTAGGAATCCGAGGTCGCGACCGACAGGTTCGATGGACCTCGTGATCACAATCCTGTCGTACACCTTGGCGTTGAGACCTGACATGCCGGCAACAAGAGCCAAGAAAGTCTTTCCAGAGCCGGCTAGCCCCGTGAGGCTTACCAGTGGAATGTCCTTGTTGGTGAGCAGGTGGAGCGCCGCGGTCTGCTCCTTGCTTCTCGGCTTCACGCCGATCGACTGCTCCATGAACATCTTCGGCTTCACTACCTTTCCCTTGTTGTAGATGCCGATGAATCCCTTCTGCGGATCAATGTCGCTAGTCGCATGGACCAGCTGGTTCTCATAGAGCACCACCTCTGGATCAATGAGCTCGACCTCTCCGTCTCGGTAGAAGTCATCCACATCTCTTGTGGTCACGTCGATTGAGCACTGACCAGTGTATGCCTCTGATCCGTCTCGATAAGCCTTGGGGATGTCCGTGTAGTAGTCCTCGGCGCGGACACCGAGGGCATCGCACTTGACTCTGAGATTTATGTCCTTGGAGATGACTCTGACTTCTCGGTCAGGATTCTGCGACTTGATGGCCAGTGCGACAGCGACGATCTTGTTGTCGCCCTTCTCGATAGGAAACTCGACTGGCGTGGCATCTTCCTCGACAGGAACCCGCTCGACTCTGATCACAATGTCGGTGTTTGGAACCTGGACTCCGTCATGCAAGCTGCCAATCTTACGGAGCGAGTCGAGGAATCTATTGACCTCTCTCGCGGCAGATCCAATCTGCTCCTTCTTCTCCTTGAAGCGGTCGAGCTCTTCCAGAACGATCAGGGGAATGATAACATCGTTCCCGTGGAAGAACTTTAGCGAATTCGGATCGTACAGCATCACACTAGTGTCGATTACTAGAAGCTTTCTCTGGTTCAACATGTCTCCCTTGACAATCTTATCTTATTGGCTTCAGCTGCAGATGATACAGAGATCAATCCAGTGTCGGCACTAATCCACCGCACACTGCGTACCAACCGTTGTCATTTCCACCGGCAACAAACTTTGCAACTAGCTCGACCCACTGCCTCTGCGTGGGGAGCGTCACAGATCCAAGGCCTGAAGTGCCAAGAACAATAACATTCTCGGTGCCATCTGGCTTGATTGTTCCAGTGCCACCTGCAAATATCATGTTGGAAATTGTCAGCACCCTACCGTGGATCGACTCAGAAAGAGCAGGAAGAGCTAAATCTGCTGTTGCCGTGAACCTTATGTAGCGTGCAGTGCTGCTTACTCCAACATTGGATGAAACAACTTGAATGTCGCTTGCGTAGAAGTCGCCATTGTACTCGAATGATCCGCTGACAGTTGTCTTTCCGCCTTGTGCAGTGCCGAGATTGATTACTGTCTTTGAGCCGCTTGCATTTCCTGTACCAATGTTGACTGTCTTGTCATTACCAGAAGTTGAAGTTCCTGTGCCAATGTTGTAGGTTGAAGCGCCTGTCGAACCACCGCCTATTGTCACCGTCTGGGCTGCAGAAGCGCCGCCGATGTTGAGAGTGGTAGCAGTTCCAGCAAAACTTACCGTTGTCGCAATCGTGTTCAGGACGTTGACACTGGTGAATCCTGTCGAGGGTATCAAATCACCGTTGAAGTAGGTCCTGCCGCGGTGCTCAGTGTCTGCGCTTGATAGCCTTATTGCAACTGCACCCGATGATGACTGGATGTCGTTGCCAGAGATGTTGACGCCGTTGTAGACGCCCATCTGGGCACCAACAATAAGCTTTGAGAAGTTTACCTGTCCAATGGTGAGGGTGTTGTTTCCAAGCGTCGGGAATAGATTTATGTCTTTGGTCGAAGGTATGTCGATCGTGTTTGCACTGCCAATGACTAACGCGCCCGAGAGATAGAGGTTGTTCCCGTTTGAAGTGTACCAGAGCCCACCGCTTCCGCTGAATGCGCTTCCAGCCGCATTTGCCAGCTGTATCTGGTTTCCAGCGCCGCCTGGAGTTCCTCCACCTGTAGCTCCAATAGTCCACTGACCGTTTGTGGCATTGTAACTGACCGTTGCGTTTCCACTCTGTGCCAAGAATGCCGTGGAGCCATCGACAGTGCCAATCGATCCGGTCATGTTTCTGGCCATGAACGAGCCAGTGACGGCTGTCAGGTCAGAGGAGTCATTGCCAAGCAGAGACGTACCAGAGACAATCAAGTTTCCTGAGACCGCGACATTGCTTCCAGTTGTCTGGATTGCCACAGCTCCGGCGCTTGACTTGATTTCATTTCCCTTGAGCTGGAAGTTTGTGGCCGTGATTGTGCCTGAGACATACAGGTTGTTTCCGTTCGAAGTGAACCAAAGCCCGCCGCTTCCGCTGAAAGCCGTGCCTGCTGAGTCCGCTAGCTGTACCTGATTGGAAGCTCCACCTGGAGTTCCACCACCACCCGATGCGCCGATTGTCCACTGCCCAGTGGCACTGTTGAAGCTCACGGTAGCATTTCCACTCTGTGCAAGAAATGGCGTAGATCCATCGACCGATGAGATCGAGCCAGTGATGTTTCTAGAGAGCAGAGATCCAGTTATGGTAGTCTTGTTCGAAGAATTCTGTCCAAGAGTAGAGTTTCCTGAGGTGTAGACACCACCCGAGACGTACAGGTTGTTTCCATTTGACGTGAACCAAAGTCCAGAGCTGGCACTCATGGCACTAGCGCCGGCATTCGCCATCTGGATCTGGTTCACAAATCCCGCAGGAGTTCCTCCGCCACTGGCACCAATCGTCCACTGTCCACTTGCGGCATTGTAGCTTACTGTGGCGCCAGAACCCTGGGTCAGGAAAGCCGTGGAGCCATCGACAGTGCCAATGGATCCAGTCATGCTCCGCGCCTTGAACGATCCAGTGACCTGCACCTGGTCAGCCAGCGTGTCTCCCATGTAGGAAGATCCGCTCACGATCAGGTTGTTGTTCACAGAATTGATGGAGCCAAGAAGCAGTGAGTAGCTTCCATCAGATCCGCTGTATGTGTATGTGGTCCCAGGGACTAGCGACAATTTGCTGGCCAATCTACGCTCCAGTTCTCACTGACTAAGTATCACTCTCTAGAGCCGCGCCACTGATGACAAAATGAACATAGCGTTTTGGACTCTTATAGTATCTCATGGCGGAGATCATGAAAGACACTGTAATACCTGAGACCACTTGCTTTGAGGAGCACAAGAAGCGCTCACTGACCTGCGAGAAGTCGAGCTGCAGAAACTGGATGAAGTGCGGTGAGCACCTCAATTGCGCGATTCTTGCGGCTGATACTGGACCCTGGATCCTTCAGGACATTGGTGACATCTTTGGCGTCACCAGGATGAGAATCTGCCAGATCGAGAAGGACATCATCGGGAAGCTGGCAAAGACTGAGCTCGGTACATAGAGAAATCGCCGGCCTCTCGACCGGCGATGCGCCTCTGCCTGAGGAATTTACTCCTCAGTCTTTCGATCCTTCTCGACCTCGAGGCTCTCCTTCACCAGGGCGGCAACCTCGGTCTTCAGGAGGCGAAGTCCCTTTCGGGCTCGAATGCCAGCACTGGCATTTCCATTCTCCTGCTTTGCAATGTCGAGGTCCAAGCTATCGACCAGGACCTTGATCTCTTCCCACTTGCTCTTTAGATTTGCCATGTTGTCTCTCCTAAGTTATGATTGGACTGGAACTCTGAGCCTCGTCGAGTCCATCGAGCAGAGGCTTCACGACTTCCACGACGCCCTCAAGAGCGTCTCTATCTTCTAGCTCAAGGGCTAGCAAGTAGATTATCTTTGTGATCTGATACTGAGAAACTCCAAACTTGAGTATCTCTTGCGTAATCTCGCGAGACTTGATCGACTCTTCGACCCTCTTCTCGCCCTCAATCTGACCGTATAGCTTTGTCACATATCCTCCGTGTTGAAGGGCTCGACCCTGAAGTTTGTCGGTCCATCAATCCGCAAGATCTTCCCAGAAGTTCCGCCCTCAAGCTCTTCACGGACCAGCGTTGTCCATGTTCCCCACTTCTGGTTGTGGAAAGCAAACTGGACTAGCTGCCAGGTCGCCAGGTCGCACGAATAAGACTCAAGGACGTTGGACAGAGATGTCGGAAGCGTCAGCTTGATGTCTTTTTCAGTGATCATCGACCTGAGCTCGTCTTTGCCGATCATGATTTCAGACTTACAGACGTCAGTGATCTTGTGGACAGCCCCGCAATTATTGCACTGTGCATGGGCCTGCTGGACCTTTCCCTCGTCATCAATGACACTGAAGACGACAAACTTGTGAAACACCTGATTCGGCTTGCCCTTTAGCTGGGGCAAGATGCACATACACTCGATCAGATGTTTTGTCCCCTCCATGTCAGTTGTACAGTCTCACCAGCTGGTCAAGAGCAACAGTGCGGCTCTTCTCGTTGCAGACTCGAAGAAGCTCTGCAATCCTCTGTACCGACTCATCATCGAGCTTCAGTAGGCGTCGATTCTCTAAGATTGCCGTAAGAGACTCGTTTCGATTGATCTCAAACACGTCATTGATCATCTGGCCAACCTGGCCCTGCTTCGGACCAGAGGGCTGTGAACTTGCAGGCTTTAACATTTTTATTGTACTCCTGAGGAAGTCTAAGACATTAAGCAGCGTTAGTAAATGCATTTTTGGTCTTTTTGTCCGCGAGACAGCTGGCAGCCCAAGACTCTGGCTTGATGATCGGCTTGAAACCCATTCCCTGGACATATGACTGGAGGCTCTTCTGGCAAACAGAAGATCCAGCAGAAGGGTCACTGTTACAGTCCAGGTGGACTGAGATGTCGAGGCTCTCATTTCTGTCGCGAAGTGTCTGGGCAACTTCAAGCGAGTGTGAAGTCTCGAGCTCCAGCCTCTTCCTGAGATTTGGCACAGAGCTCTTCATGATCTTCTCTCGAGACCAGAAGTACTTGCCACCACGTCCAGGTCGATAGAGGGCAATCACAGTGACGAAAGAGACCTGCTTGCCCTTGGGGTCAGAGTCAGTTCCAACGTGGAGCTCAGCACCGCTCGAGATTTCTTCAAGGACCTGGTCGATGATTTCATTGAAGTCGTACTCGACCTGAGCTCCAGAAAACCAGTTTCTGTCCTGAATGTTCTTATCTGGTATCATTTGCGATCACAGCTCCTATCTTTCTCATGGAATCTGCCAGCTCAGTGCCAATCTTCATTCCACTAACCAGAGATCCAGCTGGCAAGGACCTAATTTTAGGTAGCAGATCAGAGGTGGAAATTCCCTCAACGTCTCCTGCTGAGATTCTACCCGTCAAACAGAACCCGTTTACGATCCCAAGCGCAGAACGTATGCGGTCTTCGATAAGTCCAGACATCTCACCAACGCTGCGACCCAGCCAGATCTCAACAACGGCAGGGTTTAGGTTGGCCGCTCGATCCTCAAAGAGCTTACGCTTGTCTTCGACTTGCTCGCTTGCAGCCTGATCCAGAAGCCACCTGGCGTGTTCCCAGACGCTGTGGGAACGTTCAGGATTTTCGATAGTGCACTCTCTTACGCTAGACACGATCCTCTTGACGCTTGGAATTTCTTCTAGCTTTATGCTCGAGATCAGGTCGCCCTTGAGCGGCGAGACAGCCGAATGACCAATGCATACGCAAAGGTCACGGATCAAGTTTATCGTATCCAAGCTCGTGGGCACAATGTGCGGAATGACCCTCAGAGACCCTCTGAGGTAGTTCACTGCAAGTGTGTGGATTACTTCTGGTTCGAATCCCCGGGCAAACAGAAACAATCTGCGTTTGGTCTGTGAGTATGATTCGAGTATGTGGTTGATCTCTGAGACGGTGGTGACTACTCCATCGATTGCAGCAACGTCACAGTCGAGAAAATCAAAAGTCTTCTGGCCAGAGCCCTGGCAGAAATTTGGATCGACCCCAGCTCCAAACCTGTAGCCCTCGTGGACTTTGATTCTGATGTCGAACTCATCAGATCTCTTCAGGCGAATTGTGCCAGAACTTCCCGCGGCGGCAAGGGCTTGTCTAACCACCGCGGTGGTGATGGGGCATGATGAGACATGAGATAACGCGGCATTGAGCTCATCTATGTCCATGAACCTCGAAGTGTGGCTGATCTCATGCAGGTCCTTTTTACCAGATCCGAGATAAGATGACACGAATCCGCAGACCACAAAATAGCTGGATCCTGGAATCTTCCTCTCGGCTGAGACAATCGCCTCAATGAGCGCAGCCCTACAAGACCTTGCTGACATTGAATTCGCACGCTGTTCGTGGACGACACGAAGGCAATCAAGGTACTCGAGCCTCTCAGCGCGATTTCCAAATGAGACTGTGAGATGGCCATCACGAAGCTTCTTCACCGAAGCCTCAAGAGACTCAACCCATGAACGGATCTCGTCGTGGTGCTGGTCTCCTGAGATGGGAAGGCTATTTTCCATTAGTTGACGCTCTCGTTCTTGTTTTTGACAAAGCTCGAGAGATTTATCGCAGATCCACGCTCCGCAAGTTTAGAAGTCAATGATTCCACTGTCTTGCTGAGGATCTCTGCCTGATTCTTCTTCTCCTGAGAGATGTAAGCAAGCCTGAGGAAAGATCCCGCAGATCCCACAGTGATGAGGGACCACCCAGGAATGACCTGACCAATCCCAAGCAGCGCAATACCGCCCGCAACCATGATCTCAGGTACCCCAATTGTAATGTTCATTGACACTCCTCTTCACAATCTATATTGATTTCGAGAGTGTATAGAGCAAAAACTGAAATGGCCCGCCGAAGCGGGCCAGTCCAGGGCTAAATATCAGCTATCGCGCCACAGGTTGTTGCTGGCAAAGGTAAGGACCTCTTCCGCAGACTCCGGGGTGTATCCGTACTCGTCAACCATCGTGGTGATCATGTTGGAGTACTTCTTCTGCTGCTCGTCGTCCCTGGTCTTCGACTTGGTAACGATGCGCGCCATGTCCTTGACGGAGGCGATTAGGTAGCCCTCGATAGCCTCCTTGAGCGGCTCATAGGAGGTGTAGCTCACCTTCTCGTTGCGACGCATCTTGGCAAACATATAGGCGGTGACGTCTGACCTGAACCCGTCTCGAGAGGAAGCCACAATGCCGATCTGCTCCTCGATTGCTCGCATGAACTTCTCGTCAGGCTCACGCTCCTCTCTTGTGACTCGATCCTTGATCTTCTGGCGAGTGGTGTGGGCCTCGGCATTGTCAAGGTAGTTGTCAAACAGGGACTGTGCTTGCTCCTCGTAGGCCGTCACAAACGCCTTTGCGATCTCGGTCTCGAGGATCTTCAGGTACTCCTCGCGGACGACCTTCTGGATGAGCTCAAGGCACCGGGTGCGGAACTCTTCGTCGATTACCTGCTCCTGCACCTGCTTGGTGACTGCGGACATCACCGAGATGGGCGTGATGAAGCTCTTTTCGGAATCAGAGAGCGCGTTGTCAATTGCCTTCATGATGAATCGGGTCGAGATGCCATTCATACCCTCATCACGGGACTCCTCACGGAGGTCCTTGATGTCGATCTTCTTGACCCTGCCCTTCTCGATCACTTCCTCACCGTTGTAGATCTTCATCTTTGTCATGATGTCGCACTTCTGGGTCGGCTTCAGGCGGCTCATCACGGAGAACATCGAAGCGACCTTGATCGTGTGAGGGGCAATGTGCGCCTTGAAGTCAGACTTCTTGAGGATCTTCTCGTAGATCTTCATCTCCTGCGCCAGCTCGAGGACATAGGGGACGTTGATCTTGACGATTCGGTCGAGGATCGCCTCGTTGGTGTGCTGCGCGCGGAACCGGTTCCACTCGGCCTCGTTACAGTGCGCAAGGATCACACCATCGAAGTAGATCATGTCGTGCTTGCCAGGGGACGGGACTCGCTTCTCCTGGGTGGCAGTGATGATAGTGTGGAGGAACTCGATCTCGTTCTTGAAGACTTCGACAAGCTCCACGATGCCACGGTTTCCGACGTTGAACGCGCCGTTCAGGGACAGGATGCGGGGATCGTCCTCAGAGAACTTGTCAAGCTTTGAGATGTCCTCAGAGCCGATAAGGACCGATACGTCCTGCGAGTTTGCATCCATGGGCGGGACCACTGCAACACCACGACGAGCGCGCTGTGAGAACGTAGACTGTACGACCTGGAACTTCTCGTACTCGCCCTTGTACTTCTCGAGGAGGACGTGGCGGGCAACGGGACTGAGGTCACCCTCGATCTTCACGCCAAGCAGCTCTTCGAACTCTGGACGAAGGGAGCGGGGGATGAGCTGGAGAGGCTCTCCGCGCTGGGGGTCGTCCTTGAGGTGGTAGAACGGCTCAGCGTGCTCCACCGCCTTCTTTATGTGTTCTGCAAGGGCAGACTTGCCGGAACCGACAGGACCCATGAGGAGCAGGACCTGGCGGCTCTCCTCACCCTTGAGGGATGCGGACTTCAGGAAGCGCATGATCTTTGCAATGACTCGCTCATGACCAAAGAACTCGTCCTTGAAGTACTCGTAAAGCTTCAGGTTGTCACCGTCAAAGACCTTACGCTTGCGCGGGTCCTCATCCGGTATGATAGAGACTCCGAAACCCTCGATGGTATCGTTGAGTCGCTTGTGGGCGTGCTTCACAACGCCCGGGTTATCACGGACCAGGTCGAGGTACTCAAGAAAGTTACCCTCGAACTTGGTGTCCGACTTGTTGTCCCTCTGGCTCTTGATGAGGTCGAGAAACTTGTTCTTGCTCTTATCCGACATTGACACCTCTCAGATTTCGAAGGGTTCGCCTTCCAAAGTTGTTAGGAGCTTGACTTCGCTCTTCCAGATTTTTGATACGTGGCCTATGACTTTTTCTGCGTAATTGATCTCTAGATCTCTGCCATCGTGCTCGTGGTGAAGCACAAGAACGTTTCCCTTGTCGATCGATTCAACATAGATCGTTGGTATCGTATTTGCGCCAACTTGCCTGATTAGGTTATGCTTCACCTCTTTCCAGCCCATCTCATCAGAGACATCCTCGACAACGTAGTTCTCCTTCTTCCTGCCGTAGGAGAAAAGGTTCAGCTCCTCGCACATCTCTTGGGTGAGGTAGTTTCTGATGAAGGACTCATCGTTGCACGCCTCTCTTGCGATGAAGCATTCCTCTAGTCCCATACGCTTCTCTATATCGTGAAACATGTGGAAGCCGAGGTGGTAAGGATTGATTGATCCGATCGCGGGTCTGATGACCTGGTTGTGCGACTTGATGAATGGAAGGTGAAGTTCAGGCGGGAGATTGAGCTCGTGGAGGATCCGGTAGTGCCAGTAGCTGGCCCAGCCCTCGTTCATAATCTTGGTGCGGATCTGCGGCATGAAGTACTGTGACTCAGTCCTCACAATGTCGAGAACGTCCCTCTCCCAGTCTTCCATGTTTGCGTGCTCGCCCAGGAATCCCAGAACATCGTACTCCTTCTCCAGAGGAACCTTCTCGAGGCTGTCCATTGAGACCTTGAGTCCGCGTTCCTTCTGCTCCTTGAAGCGTAGTATCATCTCCTTCTTCTTCACAGAGTGAGGAATGTACTCCTTCGGGAAGCGGTAGGTCTGGAACTGGATTGCGTGCGCAGAATCCAGTAGCTCCTCCACCTTGATGATTCCAATGCTTGGGTCCTCGATGTAGCCCTGGATGCGCTTTCTGGCATTCCTAAAGCGGTGCACAATGATGTCCGGCTGGGTGCTGGAGAACATCCTGTTGTTCTTGAAGAAGTCACTGTGGCCAACACAGTGCGCCATGATGAGCACCTGCAGGTACAGAGGATTCTCCCGCATCAGGTAAGCAATGCTGGGATTCGAGTTGATGATGAGCTCGTATGGAAGACCCTCAGCACCAATGTTATACATCTGCTGAGTGCGCTCGAAAGACTTTCCGAAAGACCAGTGCGGGTAGTGGCTCGGCATGCCGTGGTATGACATGTGGCCCATCATCTCGTAGTAGTCGCAGGTCTCGTACACAATTGGAAACCAGTCGAGATTGTGGCTCTCTGCGATCTCAATGATCCTCTTATCGTATTCTTCCAGTTCCTTGAAGGTCCAATCTGACATTAAAGCTTCCCTCCAAAGAATGACTTGAATGCTGGCCAGATGTCTTTCGGCGTGTTGATGTTGGCGATCTTGAAGTTGCTGTCCTTGAGCGGCTGGAGCAAGTTTCCGAGCATCGAGTCGTTGTGAGCCCAGCGCATCTTGTCCTTCTCAGGCTCAATCTCACAGTAGCCGTACAGCTGGCACAGTGGCTTTAGCACTCTGAGTCGCTCAAGGAGCTTTGGATTGTCGTTGGAGAAGTTGTCACCGTCGCTACACTGGAACGCATAGATGTTCCAGGCGGACTGGTGGTACCGCTTCTCAATGATCTGGCTCACCATCTCGATTGCCGGCGAGACCGTGGTGCCGCCAGAGGATCCGCGCTTGAAGAACTGGTCTTCCGTGACCTCGTAGGCGGCGGTATCATGGGCAATGAATACGATCTCGGTGTTCTCATACCGTGAGCGTACAAAGTGGTATAGCAGGAAGAAGAAGCTCCGTGCGAGATACTTCTTCTCATCGGTCATCGAGCCTGACACGTCCATGATGAAGAAGATCACGGCGTTCGAAGAGGGCTGTGAGACCTGCTTGATGTGCTTGTAGCGCAGGTCGTCATCATTGAACGAGAAGCTCTCCTGCTCCTCTGGATCATAAGAGCCGCTCGACTTTGCCACGTTTCGCCGGCGGAGCATGCGCTTCACCGTCTCCTTCTTATCAAGCCTGGGCCTGATTCCCTCGTTCCTGTAGCCGTGGCGCTTTGGCTTCTCGGTGATGATCTGCTTTAGGGACTTCTTCTCCAGCTCGGGAAGCTCTAGGCTATCGAAAAGGTAGTGTGCGAGCTCTTCGAGCGTGATCTCGACCTCGTACACTTCCTCACCAGCATCCTCGCCGGCCTTTCCTGGCTTTCCCTTCTGGGGCTTTCCGGCACTGCCGACCGTCTGTCCCCTGGATACGTCCTTTCCTGGAGCAGAACCGACCTGGCGATTTCCATTATCGCCATAGACGAATCGATACTCCTTGATGCCCTTCACGGGAATCTTGATCTTCTTCTTACCGTCCTGACCTATGATCGACTCATCCGCGACTATGTCGTGGATTCCGTCCTTGATTGCCCTATCGATCTTCTCTTTGTGACGTCGGCGGTCAGAAGCCGACCTGTCAGCGGAGGTCTTGTGCTCTTTGAAAACGGACATACCAATAAGTATCAGGTTCTGAGCGAGTATAAACTCTCGTTGCTCTTCAGTATGTCACGGGCCCAAACAACTGCTGGCTGAAGGTAGGGGTGAAACTTATCGTGGTCGGCCTCAAGATCAAGCCACTTGAGTCCGTGATGCTCGAGGATTCCGGTCTTCTCGTTCTTCTTGATCTTTGCGTCCTTGCTGGTCACCGCAATATAGAGAGTCAGGTGCTTGACTTTGAGGCTGAGATCTCCGAATGGCATCTCGCCGTCTTCGATTAGGATGTCAGCCTCCTCAAAGCACTCTCTCTTTGCCGTGCTAAGAAGCGGCTCGCTGTTGGAGTCCACGCCACCCTTGGGTAGATCATAAGTGCTGTAGAACCTGAGCCCCAGCACTTTCCAGCCGTCATCAAACTTTCGCAGGACTACAAATCCTGCTCCAGGACGCCGCTCCCTCTTATTGCTCCCGCGAGTAGTCATCTTCAAGCCTCACTACATCGTTGATTTCAGGGGTCGAGACTTCAATCAGCTGGACATCACCATCGTAAGCACAGAACCTGTGGACCGTCTTTGGAGTCACGTGAAACGTGCTTCCCTCAGTGTATTTCCACTTGTTCTCGCCCTTGGCTCCGACTTCGATTGTGAGAGTTCCACTGAGAACCCTGATTGTCTCGTCCTTGATATTGTGGTACTGACGGCTCAGACGGTGGCCATTCTTGATCACCAGAATCTTTCCAAGGTACTTGGGGTTCTCAGCCCAAATCTCTTCGTGTCCCCATGGCTTATTTACGATTCTCATTTCTTCACCTTTGAGACTAGATCTGATGACGACTGGATCTTGCCGCCGCCAATTCCAAATACCACATCGCACCCAATCTTTGAGCACAGCTCAAACTCTGGAACGTTCTGCGCCGTGTCTCGGTCTCCACCCTTTGTGAAATAGTTCGGCTTTAGAGCATCAATTGCGCCAACCACGGTCTGTGATCCATCATCCCACGGTACAACATAGTCGACTCCTCGGACACCGTCGATTATCTCCATGCGCTCTTCATCGGGCATGAAGGCATAACCCTTCTTCCTGAGGAGAAATCCGTCTCCGTTCACAATCACGACCGTTACGCCGCCCTCTTTGCTTGCCAGCCTGGCAGTGTCAAGAAGGCAACGAAGGTGTCCGACGTGCATGGGATCAAATCCGCCGCTCGTAGCCCAGACCTTCTGGTTTGGGTGGAATTCGCTGAGCACATCTCGCAGGTGCTCGACATTCTTGCAGATCATTTTACGATAGACTCCCTGAAATCTTCTGGAAAGAACTTGGAGTTCTTCGAGTAAAATCTATCCCAGTCGCCATCGAGAATATAGGTCACTGCGTGGTCAGTCTCACTTCGGACAGATCGGCCCACAGACTGGACGATGGTCTTTGCGGTCTGGAGCGGGTACCACCAGGGCCAGCGGTGCATGCGCTTCTTCACGATCTTGTCACCGAGGTAGGGGTATGGGACCTTGCAGAGGATCTGGAAGCGGCTGGAATCGTCCTTGAGGTCCACACCTTCCGTCATCGAGGGTGACAGCAGAACCGTTGGCTGGGTCCCCGTGATGTGCTTGGACAGCGTCTCATCCCGGTCTGCGCTGCCATGGGTAAGGAGCCGGTTGGACTTCACGTTCTTCATGAGATAGTTCGCGATCTTGTAGGAGTGGCAGTGGATGATGCCCTTCTCATTCGGGTGATTGCGCAGAATCTCGGTAACGGCGGTGGCCAAACGAGGCAGGGTCTGCTCGATCTTGTCCGCTGACATGCTGCCGACGGGGCTCACCAGGATCGGCTTGTTCTCGACCGGGAACGGTGACGGGATAGAGATGAAGGCGCAGTCCTCGGACTTGATTCCCAGGAGACCGCAGAAGCCCTCCTTGTCGAGAATCGTCGCCGACATCAGCAGGACCTTGTGACCGTGACGGAACAGGAACTCGTCCGCATAGTGGGAGACATCAACCGGCTTGAACTCGAGCTTGCGACCGGACTGCCCCTCGGCAGGAATCAGGTTGAAGATCCAGTTCTCGTCGTCGTAGATCTTCAGGAATCGGTGGACCTTGCAGATGTGCTTGTCGAGGAGCTCATACCGCTTTGCGATTGTAGTGAACTCCTTGAGTTTGTCCTTGAAGCCGACGTACTTCTCCATCATCTTTTCCATGTGCTTCACATGGGTATCAAGCTTGGGCTCGTACTCCTCGCGCAGCCACTTGATCGCCTGGAGCTGGGTCTTGATCTCGGGCATCTCAAGCTTGAGGGCAGTGGATGCAAACCGCTCGCTGATGTCGATCTCGATGAACTTGCTGAGCTCCATGTCAGCATTGTGCGCCTCGTCGACCACCAGGAGCCGCCGGGGCTGGAGGCGGCCAGCGTACACCGTCTCAGCCAGGAAGTAGCTGAAGTTCGTCACGCCCTCCTCGCCATTGATGAACGCGTTCTTGGCCTGCCGGTAGACACAGTGGTGGGCACAGTTCTTGAAGAACGCAGAGGACTTGTCTGCGACCTTGAGTGCCCTGAGGCTGTCCGCGCAGGTGTTCGCCTTGTGGTAAGTGCACTGGAAGTTTGCTGAAGACTTCAGCGAGAGCATCGTGCCTTTCGGTGCCCCAAAGTCGCGCAGGTACTGGTCCTGCAGGATCTTCTGGGTCGTGATGAAGTAGCCGCCCGGCTTGAAGTCTGCCGGGGCACTGTGACCGGACACGGTCCGGGAAAGCGCGAGACCGATCGCCGACTTGCCGACGCCGGTACCCGCCTCGATCACCACGAACTTCTTGTCTTCCTCGAAGAATGCCTTGAGCGCGAACTCGATTGCATCCTTCTGGGCGTCACGGATCTGAGAGAATGGGAAGTTGATCTCGTACTCGGGAATCACAGTTTGCACTCCAATACCCGATTATACCACGCGTAAATCGCTTTTCAACGCTCTTTTGCCATCTTATCCCGTTTCATCTTCTCGAACTCGGTCCGGATCCACATCTTCGCTTGCTCTTCATCAGCAAACGTGCGGGTGTAGCTCTGCTTTCTGCCCTTGGTGGTGTCGGTGATGCTGGCAAACGTCTTGCCCTTCTCATCTGTGGAGATCTCGTACTCCATGTCTTCGTAGTCTTCCCAGGTGTACGGGTCAGTGTGGACGCTGTGGGCATTTCTACCGACACCGGGAGGGACCTGGGTCATCGAAGTTCCGAATCCAGTCTCAAAAAGCAGATCGACTAATTTCATTCTGTGCATGCTATAACTGTACGTCTAGTACACATCGTATTCCGTTAGCTTGTCAGCCACTTCCTCGAGGAAACTTTCAGGGATCCCAACGTAACCGATGTCCTTCGCGGCTCTCTTCAGCTTGCGAACGTTGGTCTCTGCCTTCCTGGAGGGGCGCATCTCAAGGTCCATCATGGCATCAATAAGCTCCTGCTCCAGGTCCGCCCAGTCAATCTCTTCACCCTGGGGTGTGACGTAGTACTCGGGAGGAGACATAGGAGGGGGTGCGAGCGTTGACATCTCTGAGATACGACGTGAACGTGTGAGCTTGGAAGCTTCCTCGCGGATGATCTGACGAAGTCTCGTCTCTGTGAGTCTGATTGCCATTTGATGATTCTCCTGTGAGCTGTAACGATAACTATCCTCTTTCGGGCATGTTTTCAATCTGACAAAAAAAAAAGCCGTCGAACCCAAGAGAACGACGGCATCACAGAGCGGGTGATTGCTGACTACTCGACGGAGATGATCCGCTTCACGCTCTTCTGGACGGGGACCTCGACATAGAGGATGCCGGCGTCATACCGCGCCGAGATTCCATCCTGCGCGACGTTCTCACCGAGAGTCCAGGACCGGGAGTATGTGGACTTGGTGCCGTTCACCTCACGGTTACCGGTGACGGTGAGGCTGTCGTGCTCGGTGGAGATCTCAATGTCGGAGCGGCTGAGGCCCGGCATCTCCACGGCGATGGAGTAGCCCTTGTCGGTCTCATTGATCTGAGCACGCGGCATCAGGGCAGTCGTCTTACGAGCGTACCGGTCACTGCGCTCATCGAGGAACGAGTCGAGGAAGGTGTCGAAGCTGGCATAGGGGCTGCGATTCACGATGCTGAACATGTTTTCTCTCCTTTTGATCTACGGCGTCGTTGCCGTGTGAAGAAGATAAGCACCAATGCTCATAAGAAAACGGCCTGAGAGAACTATTTTTTCGCCTCGACGATGAGGTACTTCATGAGCTTCTCTATCTGGATTATCGCGCTGACTGACTGAGGGTCAGTGAACATGAACTTGCACTGGGATAGCAGGAGGGTGATCTTCTTGATCAGGTAGGCTTTCTGTTGGTCCATCGAGTCCTCGATACTAACTAGACGTCGCTGAGCTTTCTCGCAACAAATCCGTCATCAAACCACAGCATTCCAGAGTCGGGAGAGTACTTGATGAGCACCTCTTCACCTGCCGCAATTGGCTTTCTGGTCCAGATCTGGATGGAGTAGGTGTCCTCACCTGTGCTCTCGTACTTCCAGAATGCATTTGGCTCGTGGTTGTGGTTGTAGATGCTCGCCCAGCCCAGCGCCACCAGCGCAATCCCATCCTTGTGCATGAAGACGTAGTCGTGGAGTATGTGCCGAGACTCATGCTCAACCATGTACTCCTTGAGGATCGAGCGACCGAACGCGATCGTTGGCGAGACCTCGACGCAGTAGTGCTCAGGAAGGTCTTTGGTCGCAAAAACTCCGAGACCGTGGATTGTTGACCTACGGATCTCGACGTCGCGTATGAAGTACGATCCTGGCTTCTGTTTTTCCTTGAACATCAGTCAAGTTTAAAAACCTCAGCGCTGGCGTAAACGCCTGATGCCTTCCTTAATCCTCTTGATCGGCATGGCAAGGTTGTCTCCGCCTGCCCACAAATCTTCCTCTGCTTCGACATCGGAGGGGTGGTCGACCTCGATTGGTGTCGCCTCGCCAGAGTGCTCCTGGCTGAGAGCTTCGCGGATGATCTTACGGAGCTGACGTACGGTGACCCTCATCTTGAGTCCACCGCGGGAGGTCCTTCCTGCCCATCTTCCTCTTCCTCTGGCTCTTCAGCGTCTTCGTCTTCTTCCTCGTAGTCTTCTTCCGAATCCTCGGCGTCATCATAGTCACTGATTTCGTACTCACCGGTGTCTGGGTCTTCCGTGTCTTCCTCGGAGTCCTCATAGTCCATGGAATCATCGGAGTCATCGTCCATGTCTTCCATGCCCTCACCACTCATGAGCGAAGATAGCATGCTTGACATGTCGCCAGAGTCCATCTCGTCAGATTCCATGTCATCATCGCCATACTCGGAAGAGTAGTCTGCATCACCACCGCTTCGATCGATCTCGCCATGGAGGTAGTCTGACAGGCTCGTCATGTATGAGTCGGCGACAGCCATCTTGCTGAGAACCCAAGCTGGCAAGTCATCGCCATCCTCAAGCGCGTCGTGGAGCTTTGTTGCCCTCGCTGCGATGTTCTTCAGCTGTGTACGGGCCATGTCAGCATCACCTGAGTATCCAGGCGAGTGGTCGAAGTCCCGGCCCTGTTGGCCCTCAGCATGCTCACGAAGAGCTTTCCTGACAAAACTGCGGAGTGTGCTTATTCTAACTCTCATAGTATCCTCGCCATTAAGTATTAGGCGGGCTACGAAAGTTCAACCTTGATTAGGTTGGCCTCGTCGCACCATGTCGTTAGCTCGAACTCAGTTGACATAATCAGGGCACGACCACGCTTTGGTTCTGTTGAGATGTAGGAGACGATTTTATCAGAGTTAGGGTCCCTGTAGGAGTGGATGCTGGTTCCACCCAGCACATCTGGCTCATACTCAAGCACTGTGACTAAGACCAGACGCTGCTCAGTAGTCCAGCCTCCCGTTCTATACAGGAATTGGACCAGATCACCCTTGCTCAGCATCTTAGTTCTTCCAGCAGATTTCGGCGCAGTAGAGCTTATCGCTCTTGGAGCGGAGCATCGGGGCGCCGCACCGGTTGCAGGCCTGACCCTCACGGCAGCGCTTCCAGGTCTCCCGAGCGCGCTCGATCATGCGGTCCTTGATCGCCTCGATCTCGCCGGTGCGATTGACCCGGGTGTTCGAGATCAGTCCGCGCTTGCCCTTGGAGTTCTCGTAGAGGCCTACCACGCGGATCGCATCGGCGCCAGAATCGCGGACCTGGTCACCCTGGATCGAGGTGTAGACCTGGATGAAGAAGGGCGTGTCTTCAACTGGGCGGGACCAGATCTCCTCCTCGGCCTCGTGGGACTTGGGGAGCTTCTGGAAGCCAGCCGTGTGCAGCGCGACCTGAAGGGTCGTCGCGAGGAACTTCCGCTGCCAGTCGTGGTGGGGATCGTAGCTCATCGCTTTTCCTCTCCGTAGATCGAATATAATACATCGCACCCTCAGTGGGAACAACTTTACCGCCCTCTGAAGCACTTTTATGTTTTGACTGATACTTACAAAGGTCGCGGAGTACTTGGAATATGAGAATGTCACCGGCAGCGAGAGAGCAGAGGATTGACCAGCTGGCGCAGCTTATCAGAGAGGGCGCAGATTACCGCTGGGAGAACGAGACTGAGCGCCACATCTGGACCCAGGTCGCAGCAGAGTTTCTCAGCGAGCACCTAGATGGCAGGAAGTCTCTGGTCTCTGAAGCGTGCTTCAGAGCGCACGTGAACAAGAATGACGTGCTCCTTGCTGAGTCTGCTGCCCGTCTAAACGAAGGTTTCTTCGGTGGACTCAAAGACATGCTCGGAGGCGGGCTCGCCAAGACTTTCGGTAAGGCATTCGGCGGTGTGAAGTCGAGAAACTGGTGGATCTTCGGGGGTGGAGGCGAGAAGGAGACGGCAAAGTATCGTCAGGCCTACATTGATGCTACCGAAGAGAACCAGGAAGTGTTTGCAAAGCTGGGTCAGACTACTCTGAAGACATTGGTCGACCAGATCAAGGGTATGATCGAGGAATGGCCCAACGGCGGTAGCGTCAAGGAATTCACAGATGCGATGGCCAAGTTCGACCAGTTCTATCAGTCGGTCAGGACCGCCGCCGGTGCCGGCACGACGGATGGAACTCCGCCACCCCAGGGCGTTGCACCAAAGCTCAGCGTCGAAGACGCTAACGCAATCATCAAGAAGCTTCGCCAGGCGATGCAGTTCTTCGACAGGGAACTCAAGGACAGGTACACTTACAATCTCGAGAGCCGCACTCGTAGGGTTCCAACGCTGGTTGAGGCCCTGCTTCTTGAGGCGGGTGAGGATGATGACATAGGTGCGGAGGGCAGAAAGACCTCAGGCATGAAGGGTCTTGAGAGCAACCTTGCACCAGGAATATTAGCCGCCCTTGGACTTGGAGGAATTGCAGCTGGACTTCTTGCGCAGTCTGACTGGTTCATCAAGCTCACCTCGGTAATGAAAGAATCGCCGCCAACGGAAATTGTCCAGAACACCACAAAGTTTGTGGAAGAAACTCTAGGAACAGTGAAAGACGGCCAGGGCTGGATGTGGAGCATGAACAATCTCACACCCGGAGGACCAAACATCACGGGCGCATCTCCGATGTCAGACGTCGTCAAGAAGATTGCCATGGCTGGCGGTGGAGATTTTTCCAAGGGCGTCCAGGCATACACCAGCGGTGATCCTCCGTTCCTGATGGGTGGGCAAAAGACTGCTGAGATGCTCATGAAGCTCAAGGACAATCCAAACGCTTATGGAAAAACGATGATGGACCTTCTTGGGCACACCGGAACAGGCACAGGCAAGAAGATTGGGGATCTTGTCTGGGTCAAGTCAGGCGCCCAACTAAAGGGACTGGTGATGAAGCCTGTTCAAGAGGTCATTAAGTCTGCGGGATCTAAGGTGCTGACTCAAACAGCGCTTGGTGCCAAGATCACGGCGCTCGGTCCGTGGGGAGTAGGAATTGGCGCTGGACTAATCGCCGCCGCCGCCTCGATCAAGGCTCTCAGAGACTACGGCGCAAAGAACAGCAGAACTACTTACTTCCAGGCAGCCGTCGACCTGTTCAAGGACATTAAGCCCGACGAGGTGAAGGGAGCTACCACGATTCCTGACAATCCTCCAGAAGTCGACCCGCCTCAGGCAGGGAAAGTCCTGGTAACTCTCGACAATACAAACACAATGGTATCAGTACCAAAAGATGTCGTTGCGTCTCAAGGATTTGAGATTCCCAAAGCCTACACCCTAGAAGAGATACCGCTTAACGATAAGGAGGAGACAAAGAAAGAGGTTATTGCATACCTCGAGTCTCCTCCGGGTAAGGCGGGAGTCCAGATGGCAGATGGCAAGTCCGCAAAGGATCTGGAGGGTCTAGAGTTTGAAGTTACAGACAAGCGCAAGAAGTCCAGAGGAAGCTCGACAGAGCCTGGCAAGGGGGCAGTATCAGTGGTTTCGATCAAAGATTGGAAGATGCCGTCTCTCGCATCAGTGCTATTCGAATCCACCGATGAGTCTGCAGATGTAAGAGTCGCTGGCGCAGACGCCAAGAAGAGCAAGACCTACAAGGAGCTCAAGAAGAAGTTCAAGAATGATCCGAAGAACTTGCCGCTCCCATCGGGCGTCTCCACAAGAGAAGATGACGTAATAAAAGACACCATGAAGCTCACTGACGACGACTTCGATCTCAGGGCTACATCGAAGGACGGCGATGTCCAGCAGGGACTCAATGCCCTTCGCAAGAAGGCAAAGAGTGGTAACGTCATCCTCACCTTCAGCAACAAGGCGCACGAAAAGCTGGCAACACAGTTCCAGATGTCAGAAGATGACATAAAGAAGTTGTTGGCAATATACTCCAAGAAGCCCGAGTCTGCGCCAAAAATAGAAGCCTACAAGTCCATCTTGAGCAAGATTAAGGATGACGCGAAGAAGAAGGAGCTGAGGCAGTTCATAGTCGACATGGGTATGGCGGTATCTAAGCCGAAAAAGAATGAAGCGCTCGATGCGGGTTCTGAGAACCTCATCATCGAGCGCTGGTCGAAGCTGGCAGGACTGCTCTAGTCCTAGCGGCAGGCACCAGAGAGGCTCGTAGTGGAGCCGCCCGGAACGTCAACTTCGACAAATGGCTCATAGCAGCCTTCGGAGTTGACGTTACGCGTATCAGTCCACACCATGACACCACCGAGGTAGACGTTCACAGTGACATCATTGCGTCCCGAGTAGACGGAACCAGGGTAGTCATGGACATAGACAGTGTACGTCCCACGTGCGGGAGAGTCGATATTGATATTCTCCGGACCAGTTCCCGGGATGTCATCGAGGTCGAGGATGGGATCATCCGTTGGACCACCAGCCCCCCAGTTGAGTCCGCCCCAAGTGCAATTCGCATAGTAACAGTCAGAATCAGTTGTCAGGACGCCGCCATCATCGAGGAGGTGGAGGTCCATGTCATCGCCGGAGTATGTCCAGAACATCTCCACCCAGAGCCCGTCACCGGCTGTCGCCTCCAGGGTCGCGAGGCAGGGCTCAGAGACGAGACCGTCGTTATCAGTGACCACCAGCTGGCCGACGTACTCGCCTGCTACGTCCGGAGTGAAACCCCGACGATTTGCGGTGCCACCAGGCATTGTGGAGGTGGCACCAGCCGGCTCAGAGATGAGAGTCCAGTCGTATGAGACGATCGATCCGTCATCGTACGAGGCGCTGCCAATCCAGTCCGCTGACTCATGGATGGCGAGGACGGACGTGGGATCGACCGAGCATACCGCAACTGGCTGGGAGAGTGGAGGCGCGGTGTCCCCAGTGTCTCCGGTGTCGACTATGACCTCCGCACCGGCTAGCAGAGGCACAGTAAGGTTAGGACTAGCAGGATCGTTAGAAAGAATCTGAAGGTCACCGGTTGTCTCGCTCCCATCGGAGGTGTATGTGATCGTGAGCTCAGCGAAGGAATCAGGTTCGAAAGAACCGACAATGGGCTCGAGGAGAGTGAATGTCTCACGTCCGTTGCCGATCTGCATTGCGGTCACGTTGAGGTTTGCGTCTCCGAGCGATGACATGGTGATGATCTGCGCCGAGCTCTCACCGGCTGGGACGATCCCAAAGTCGACAGGGCTGGGGTCGACCTGAATACGCGGTGCGCCATCAGTGGGTGGATCCTTGATGGAAGTGATCGTATTGTCCATGCATGCGACCGTGAGTAAGAATAACACCATTGGGCCTCCGTTAACCTCAACAGTATGTATACTCAGATGCTCTCAGATGTACAGAGCTACATCAAGATGTGGAAACACTCATCGCTGACTGGACCTTCCCAGAATCAATCTGAGTGTCTTCCGACACCAGCTCTAGCCAGTCGGTCGGATAGGTCTCGACCCGACCGTCATTGAGCACCTCTGACCTGTTCTCCCAGTACACGCCACTGCCCTCTCCTGTGGAGACCTCGACAAGCTCGGTGCTTATGACTATCATGAAGCCACGCGGTAACAGCATGGACCAGTGGAACTTTACGAGACTACCTGGTGCCATCTCTCTTCGACCATATCCGTTCGAGAGCCCTCAGGAGCTCAAATGAGAAGTTTCCAAACATGACAGTAAGTATGTTCAGTCTCCGTTTCCGAGACCACTCCACAGCGGGACTGCCAGCGTCATCTTCTTGTGCTCGTGCGCGTGGTGCTCGATCTCCTCGATGAGCCGGATGATGTCTCCCGCATTCACGTCCAGCGAGTGGTCGATCCTGTGCCGGCACCGCTCGATCACCTTCTCAATTGGCTCCAATGTCTTCTCGCCTCCACCTGCCATTTCCCTCTCCGCAGAGACACTGCTCGTGAAAATCGATCACGGGTGTGAGCGCGGGCTGGTCGCTGCACCTCGCCTCGCATGCCTTCTGGAAGCTCAGTGAGTCGGAGCAGACCCAGATCAGCAGGAGAAATCCAACTGCAAGAGAAATCATGGTCACAAACTTTTCGATCTGCTGGTCAGAAAAATTCATCTACCCCTCCAGGTTCTACCAGTCTCCCTCGTGATTTCCATCGACAACTTTTCCACGGACTCGCCGTCCCTTCTTGTTATAGAGGGTCACCTTCTCCTGCAGCATCTGGACCTCCCATCGATCGCTACTGACCTGCTTCAGGCTAAAGGGCCCGTAGCCATCGATCCCGAGGAACTCATCGTGCCCATAGTGGATGTTGGCGAGCTCCTTCTTGCCAACTACATTTGCGCACCGTGTCACTTCTTCCTGCAAGCCTGCGTTGGCCCTGTGAAGCTCACTGTTCTCTTTTAGAAGTTCCCGGATACGATCGCCAGTCGCCTCTTTGAGATCGTCACATTCTTCCTTCAGAGTCCGAATGTCCTCACAGAGGGTATTGAGCTCATCGCGAGCGTCATCCCTCTCAGAGAGGGTTTGCTTCAGTGCTTCCTGGAGATAGTCCCTCTCAGCAACCACCTTCTCCGCGTAGACAGACCAGCTTCCCTGCCCAACGAATCCGGGACCACGCTCGGACTCAGGTGGGACAAGCTTCTCAAGGCGCTCGGCCTTCAGAAGGATCTCCTTCATTCGCTGGGCCTGCTCGGCGTTCTCCTTTCGCAGCTGGTCATTCTCTTTGTCGATGTCCAGTCCAGCCTGATGTGCCTCGTAGCACTCCTTCCGAAGACTATCGATCTCATCGAGGAGGACCCTTGCCTGCTCACTGTTGAGCAGTGTACCACCGGCATTGATGTGCTCACGGATTGAATCCTCGGTCAACCAATCTTGTTCAGCACGCTGGTTCATGGGTTCTCCTTCTTCATGATGTTCTGGATCTTGCTGTCACGTTCCTGGACCAACTGTGACCAGCGTGCGGCATGCTCATCCGACCGTCGCTTGATCTCATCTGGATCTGTCGACTTGAACTCGTACTCCTTGCTCATCTCCAGGAGTCTCAGGGAGTAATCGATCTCAAGCTCAAGCACATCGGACTTACCGGCCGAAGAGAGCGAGGCGAACTGTTCAGGTGTAAGGGCACTCATTCTGTCTCCTTGTTGTCAATGTCTCTACACTCTGCGATGATGGCTTCTCGATTCTTCTCATTGTAGTCGAGAAGTTCCTGGACAATCGCGAGGAGATCGCCGTTTTCACCCTTGTCGAGGGTCTCATTAACTTTATCAGCAAGGTTCTTGAAGTCTCTAATGTGCTTGTAATCAGTCATGGGTGCTCCTTCCTGCAAACCATACGGGCTGCGATTCTCGTTTACAAACCGGCGATACTTCTCAAGAGCGGGATGCGACCCGTCTCTATCGCTTGGATGTCGTGTCGCATCAATCATCTTAACGTGCCGTTCGAGGACATCCCACAGCTCGATGATCGCTTTGTCGCGATCCTGGATGTCCTCATCTCGAATGTCAGCCAGGTCGATCTCACCCCAGTTTCTCATGCGTTCTCCTTCTCCCTGCGAAGCTCCTGAAGACTCTCCTTCAGGACGGCTGCAAACTTCTCCATCTCCTCTGGGGTCAGGCTATCGAGCTTCTCGATAATCGTGGGATCCGTGATGGGAAAGCTGGCCCCTTCGGGGACCTCATTGTCTACGTGCTCGTTGCTCATTGATTCTCCTTGACCTTTCGCGGTGGAAGGCCGACCATCTCACGGACCTCATCCTCGTAGGGCTTCCCTTTCAGGAGACTGAAGTCGATAAGATGGCGAATCCGGTGATCAACGACAGGAATGTCTCCCTCAGGATCATCGTACTCACTGATGAAAGCAAAGATGTTGTTAGGTACTGTTCCCTTCTCAAAGATGTGCGGGTTCTTCACGTTGGCAAGATGAAGCTGAAAGATTTTGCCGCTTTCTGTCATGATTCCTTCTCCTCATTTCCGTTTTTAGCCGTATCTCTTTCCTTGTACGCTCTCTCGAGAATCGACCAGAAGTAATCTGTCATCCTCGTCGCATTATACCCCTCATCCATTCTTGCTTCGATTTCCTCAAAGAGTTCATCTCTCGTAAAATCCCAGCTCATTCTGTCTCCTTGTCTCTATCATAACCATCGGTGTCGTCGTTTACAAGGTCGACTTCGCGAGGTTTGAACCAAGCGATACCGACCGGCGTGTGGACTCTCAATGGGTTCGGGTTGGTCCCGACTTCAATGATGAGACCGATCTGTTCCCAGTATTTCTCGGCATAATCCTTGTCGTATTCCGGTCTGCGGATCCTGACGAGATCACCGGGTTTCACTGATCACCTCCAGATTCTCCTCCGCCCAGGGCTGCATCTCACCGTCGATCAGGACCCACCAGTCGCACCAACTGTTGATGGGATGGCCGTCCTCGAGTGTGACGGGTTCGACGATCACTCCGGTGTGACCGAGGATATCGTCAGGGAGTTTCTCTTCGGATGAGTGGACAATCCTAACGAGGTCACCGGGTTTCATCAAACTCCGACTCATCATCGAATCCTGCAAGACTGGCAATCTCACGCCAGGCGGCGGTGATCTCTGGTGGGTCCCGGTAGTCGGTTGCTGGATTGTAGTGCCACTCGTAGAGGAGCCTGAGGGTGTCGATGCTGATTGTGACCTCGTTCATTCTTCCTCTTCAGGGCGGCGATCGGGATTGTTTCGGTACCACTCCTCCCGCATCCGCATGTTTTCCTCATGCGTGTACGCCGTGTACCATGGTGGGCCGATGTCTGGACACTTGCACTGGCTGTGTAAGAATCTGCAGTCATCGCAGTGGTGGATGCTCATGATTCACTCCATTCTCAAGGTAGTTGGATGTCCCATTCTCGCTGAAGATCTTTCAACACGCTTACTCTCCACTCACATACCCGGCAGGGATTGTCATGCCTACACTCGTAGGTGAGCTCACCTGGGTGGGAGACGAGGCACGGAGCATTTCGAACGTGGTTGAGGAGGTCTTCGATGATCTCCTTCAGTCTTTCGTTCTCGAATGGTAGGTACTGGAGTTTCAGGCCTTCGTGCATGGGATATCCAGGATGTTGCCGTGGCTCGTGATCACGCCCCATTTGCCATCATCCACGCAAGACGCGTTGCTGAACACCGTGCGCATACCGTGCACGGTCCGGGTCCCTGAGTTCCGGACATCACGGAAGCTGTGCACATGACCAAAGCACATGAGCTGGGGGTCGACCCGCTTCACCGCCTTGAACAGGGCGGAGTCGCCACAGAGGTCATACTCATTGTCGCGACGGATAGTGGCATCAAGCACACTGAACGGCGGTCCGTGCGTGATCACCACGTCAACACCCTCAGGAATGGTGTCCCACACACGGTTGATCGTGCCACGGTCCTTCATGTAGGACCAGTCTCCATACTTGGGTGTGAAGGGAGATCCCCAGAACCGCAGTCCAGAGATCTCCCTCTCCTCGGTGAGGAGGAGGTTGATGCCGCGGCTCTCTATGAGTTCACGGCTGACCAGCCCCTTCTCTACCGAGGTGTCATGATTTCCGGGGACGAACACCTTGGTCGGAATCGGGATGCATGCAAACCAGTCGATGAACGCCCGCATCTCTGGCTCATTCCGGTACGGGTCCCGGTAGTTTGATGCATCTCCAGAGTGGATGACGATGTCAACGCCCTCAGGCACAACAAGCTGCCCGTGATTCATATGCGTATCAGAGATGTGCCAGACTTTCATGTTTTTCCGGTTTCTTGAGAAGGAAGGTTGATGATTGTCATCAAATGGGTCCAGTCTCCATTGAAATAGAAGATGTTCCCGTCAAGTAAGTAGTGGAAGCCAGTGCTGACAGGTTCGATGACAAGCATCGTTCGATTGGCAATGTTCTCAAGGACCCATTGACGATCACTACGTGAGATATCTGTTCGCACATTATGCTCCCGGAGAACAACGAGATCTCCGGGCTTCATTTGGACTCCTTGACTTTGCGGCACCACGTACTGGGAACCGACCACCTCTCACCCTCGTGCAGTACCAGCAGCTCATCCCCGTACTTCGCATCACCCGGACGCGACATGGTGGTCTGGATGATGAGGCCGATTCGGGCCCTCTCCCAGTCCATGGGGTCATCGACGCGAGACAGGGATTCAGGCCACACAAACATGATGAGGTCGCCGGGTTTCATTTAAGCCCTAGAAGTCAGAGGCGCCGATCTGGTAATTGGGGCGACCCTTCGCCTCTTCTGTGAAGACAATGCGGAACTTGCTTCCATAGTCCTCGACATCGAAGACGTAGGTCCCCGAGAACGGATCGATACGCGTGAGATTGTCGGTGTGGAGCTCGAGATAGAGCGTCTCGTCAGAATCGTAGTCGTCCTCATCTTCCTCATCTCGGGACTTGGCTCGCTTGGCGACAACTTCCTTGATCCGCACCGAAATGCAGTTGTCGTACCGATCGGAAGAGATCATGTGGAGAGGAGAAGCATCGAGCTGGGACGGAGACTCAACCTCCCACTTGCGACCCTTCTCGCCGGGAGTGGATACAGAGGTCTTCCACTTCGACTTCCCGCCGTGACCAATGGGCTTCACGTTGAGGATCTCAACGCATTCCTCGAAGGGCCCACCGTAGCGGTTGAGCTCATCTACTAGGACCTGCAGCATGTCGAAATTGAACTCATCGCAGGTAGCGCTGAGACCGATGATGGGATCTGTGAAGCTTTGGTCATCCAGACAGTCCTCGCAGTACTCCTTGATGAAGGAGGCATCGAGACCGCTGAAGGCGATCGCGTACCGGAGCCGGCTGGGGCGATTGTGGAAGAAGCCCTGCACCGAGTACTTGTCGTTGCAGGTGATGACCATGATCTTGTTCCGCGCCGTGTAGACGCCGTCAAAGAGGGTGAGAATCGACTCCTGCGCCTCCCGGTCATAGAGCTTCTCAAACTCGTCAAAGATGACAATCGCCGGCTGCTCGATTCCCTGGATCGTCCGCATGAAGCGCTCGTCCGAGAAGGGAGTGTTGACGATGATGACCGGAAGACCAGAGTTCACCGAGACCTGCTTCGCGAGGAGGGTCTTGCCGGAGCCCTTCACGCCACTGAGGAACACGCCCACCTGGGTCCCAGGCTGGCGATTCTCGAAGGTCTCGAGGATTCGATCCGCGTACCGGTTGGTCTTCCCGTAGAGCTTCTTGGGGAGGGTGAAGGGCTCGCTCTCCTCGAGGAAATACTCCTTCGTCAGGGGATTCTGGCAGACTGTGTAGTTTCCCGGCGGAAGCCTGTCGCGGACATCGAGACGGGCATCAGGAGTGAGGGACCAGGCGTTGTCATTCTTGAGGAACTTCATGATTTTCTCTTTGTTGGAGTTTGAGTCTATTCTACTGAGTTGTAATTTTCAACTGAGATTAGTGTCCAGTGGTCAGTATCTAGAAATTTGATGCTTCCCTTCGCCAGGACTTCATAGTGACACCTGTTTGACCTGAGCCTGTGGTGCTCGACAACGTCGTGTGGTAGCGAGAACTGCTTGTGCATCTCTATCAGGATGCAGGGTTCATGAAACTCGCCGCTCTCATCCAGCGGTAGGAACAGCTTGCCCTTGTCAGCTTCACGCATCTGATATCAACCTCGTGAGACTGCGTATCGATTCCTCAGTCATCTCGCTGGTGTGTCCACCATTGAACATGACCGTCCATGTGCCTCTGGACTCTGAGATCAGCAACATCATCTCAAAGCCCTCGCCTGGAGGTGTGAGCTTAAAGTACTTTTCCTTCCAGGTTCGGAGCTGTCCTGCCGACGTGTTGTTATGCAAGAAGCCTCCAAACCAGTGTAATACTGATCTGGAGGCTGTTCAAGCTCTTTTAGAATTTCAGGACTGCAACTTGTGCAGGAACCTCACTGGGATGCTGAGCTTCTGACCATTGATCAAGACCACATAATGGGTGTCAAAGTCATTCACGCCGAGGTGGTCCAGCTCAATTACCAGTCCAGAAACTCCGGGGATCAGCTTCTTCCTGGAGATCTTCGTGGCATAGCTTTTGTTGCTTTCCATGACTCTCTTTCTCTCATCGCCTGAAGTCCATCCCCACGGAGGCTCAATACCCTCACAGTCCCACGGCTCGATTGACACGAGGTCACCGCCCTGAAGCTTCTCGCTCATGTCTCAGTACCGGTACTGATTCGACTTGTAGGGACCTTCGACGTCGACTCCAATGTAGCTTGCCTGACTCTCGGTAAGCTTCGTGAGCTTTGCACCGAACTTATCGAGGTGAAGTCGGGCAACCATCTCATCGAGGTGCTTCGGAAGCGTGACCACGCTCACATTGAGATCAGGAAGCTTGATGCGATTATGACCGTAGAGCTCAGAGAACTTGTGGAGGTCGATCTGGGCGAGCACCTGATTCGTGAAACTGTTGCTCATCACAAGGCTCGGGTGACCGGTCGCGCATCCAAGATTCACGAGTCGACCCTCGGCGAGGATCAGGATCTTTCGACCCGTGTCGTCAAACTCCCACTCGTGGACGCCTGGCTTCACTTCGGTCTTAGTAACCAGCCGATCACGGCGCATGCGCTCGAGGCCTGCCATGTCGATCTCATTGTCGAAGTGGCCAATGTTACAGACGATGGCTCCGTCCTTCATCTGGGACATGTGCTCGGCGTTAATGATGTTCTTGTTCCCAGTTGCGGTCACAAAGATGTCAGTGTGCGGGAGCGCATCCTCGACCGTAGTGACCTCGAGGCCCATCATACATGCCTGGAGCGCACAGATCGGGTCAATCTCAGTGACTGCAACTCTGGCATACTGGCCTCGGAGGCTATCTACTGAACCCTTACCCACGTCACCGTAGCCACAGACCAGGACCCGCTTGCCTGAGACCAGCACGTCCGTAGCACGATTGATGGCATCGACGAGAGAGTGGCGGCAACCATAGAGGTTGTCGAACTTCGACTTGGTCACCGAATCGTTGACGTTGATCGCCGGGAACAAGAGGGTGCCGGCATCGCGCATCTCGTAGAGCCGGTGCACGCCAGTAGTAGTCTCTTCAGAGACACCCTTGATGTTCGCCGCCAGAGGAGTCCAGAAGTTGTTACCCTTCTCCCTGCGGACATCATGGATGAGCTGGAAGATGACGGCTTCCTCCTCCGAAGATGCAGTAGCTAGGTCTGGCAGCGTATCATTCTTCTCGTGCTGGTAGCCGAGATGAACTAGAAGGGTCGCATCACCGCCATCATCGAGGAGGAGCGTGGGACCAGAACCATCAGGCCAGGCGAGCGCCTGAAGGGTGCACCACCAGTACTCCTCGAGGGTCTCACCAGCCCATGCAAAGACCCGGGTGCCGGTGGAAGCAATAGCTGATGCCGCGTGGTCCTGCGTCGAGAAGATGTTACAGCTCACCCACTGCACATCTGCGCCGAGGTCTTTAAGGGTCTCGATCAGCACAGCCGTCTGGATAGTCATGTGGAGTGAACCCATGATCCGGGCGCCCTGCAGGGGCTTCTCATCCTTGAAGCGATTGCGCACGGACATGAGCCCGGGCATCTCCTTCTGGGCGAGCTCAATCTCCTTCCGACCCCACGTCGTCGTCTTGTCAGAATTGTCCTTGACTCTGCTCTGCATGCCCGAGAAAAGCTCGAGGCCAGTATTCATGAATTTCATTAGATCTCCAGGTAACGCTTGATTGTTGTAACCATGTCCAACTTCTCCCAAGTGAATTCGCCTCGCCCAAAGTGGCCATACGCGGCGGTGCGCTGGTATCCCGGCTTGCGCAGGTCCAGGCGCTCAATGATTCCCTTCGGCTTCAGCGGGAAGACGTCCTTGACGCAGCGAATGATCTGATCCTCGCTTACCCTGTTGGTGCCGAAAGTATCGACCATCACGCTCACCGGTTCTGCGACGCCAATCGCATAGGAGAGCTGGACCAGCGCTCGAGAGCAGGCTCCGGAAGCGACGAGGTTCTTTGCGATGTACCGACCCATGTAAGCCGCCGAACGGTCAACCTTGCTGGGATCCTTGCCCGAGAAGGCGCCACCGCCGTGGGCACCGTGGCCACCGTAGGTGTCGACGATGATCTTGCGACCCGTGAGACCCGAGTCTCCCATCGGTCCGCCGATCTCAAACTTGCCCGTGGGGTTGACATAGAACTTCGTCTTGTTGTCGATCATGTCAGAGGGCAGGTACCGCTTGATGAGACCAGAGACGACCTGCTCATAGATCTCGCCGTGGGCACGGGGCTCGTGCTGGGTAGACAGGACGACGGTATCGATGCGTGAGATCCTCGAGTCTCGGTACTCCACCGTCACCTGGGCCTTGCTGTCCGGACGGACCCAGGACCAGTCGCTGTCGGTCTTGCGGAGCTTCGAGAGGTTCCGCATCAGGTCGTGGCTCCACTGGATCGACGCCGGCATGAGCTCTGGCGTCTCAAGGACTGCGTAGCCGAACATCATGCCCTGGTCGCCAGCACCCATCTCAGAGAACAGGCCAGAGCCCTCATCGACGCCCTGCGCAATATCGGGAGACTGCTCCTCGAGGGCGACCATGACGGCGCAGGTGTTGCCGTCGAATCCCTTGTCAGAGTGGTTGAATCCGATGTCGTTGATCGTCTTCCTCACCACCTTTGCGATGTCGACCTTGACTTCAGACGGCACGGTGATCTCTCCAGCTACAACGACCAAGCCGGTCTTCACGAGGGTCTCGCAGGCCACCCTCGAGTTAGGATACTGCTGGAGGTAAGAATCCAACACAGCGTCAGAGATCTGGTCACAGATCTTATCTGGGTGCCCCTCTGATACGGACTCAGATGTAAACAGGTAGTTCTTCGGCATGTTACCACTCCTCCCCAAGACCGACCCAGTCCTTGTACTTCTCTTCTCCGCCGCGGGTCTTCCAGTCAGAGTCGATTGTGAGCTTCGAGCTGATTCCACCTCGAGGATTGAACACCATCACGACCCGGAGCCGGTCTGGCTCGTACGCTGCCATGAGATCGTCGTAGACGACATTGATCAGCCGCTCATAGGAGATGATCTTCTCGCGGAACTGGTGGAGATAGTACTTCAGAGACTTGAGCTCCACCACCTTGGAATTCGGATAGATGGTGATGAAGAGGTCTGCGAAATCTGGCTGGTCCTTGACACCGAGAAACGTTACCTCGGGTGACTTGATCTTGACCTCGTAGCCCTTGCTCGAGGGATTGGGAATTGCCTTCAGGATAGAAGGGTCGCTCCAGACTCTTGACAATTGTCCTCCTTGATTTGACACTATAATCGCTGCGTGGGAATCTTATAGAGATTCAGCCCAGCTCGCTCCAAGTTCCGTCTTCGAGCTCGATGTTATTGTTGCCGAGAAAGTTCACGAGCGCGTCCCAAGCCTCGCCACTCTCCTCGTCATCGAACAGGACATAGGTGGAGCCATCGGCAAAACCAGACAGGCCGCTGATCTCACCACCTTTCTGCTCATAGAACTTGACGACTCGCCAAGGCGTCACACCGTACTTCTCCTCGAACTCGTACCCGAATTCGCTGTCATACTGCTCGCCATCCCACTCCTCCCACTGCTCGAGGAGCCCCAGCTTCTCAGCGACGCTGGAATCGATCTCAAAACCAACAGCACTCTTTGGATAGTAACGCATCTTCCCTCCTGGAGGCTGAGACAAGAAAGCCTCCGGTACCAGAATCTAACTGGAGACCGGAGGCTTTACATCGCGGGAAGATTAGTCTATCGCATCCTTGGCAAGCTGGAGCGCCATCCTCGTGATGAGCGCCTTGATAGCCTTACCCTCTTCAGGTGTGATTCTGACCTTTCCGTCGTCATCTTTCTTCAGCGCCTTGTTAAGGAGCTCAACGAGCTTGGCAGCGTCTGGTGCGATGGCAAGCAATTCTTCTGGTTTTAGAGCCATTGTAAACATCCTCCCTTAGCAGATCCGATCTGCTAGTGATAAATATGTTGGAGGGTCAACATGGATACACCAGCAGAGATAGTAAATCACGAAATTGCAACACCGGCGATTGGGCCTGAGGCACCGCCAGAAATGATTGCTGCACAGCCAGCGGTCGAAACTACCGAAATAGTCGAAGCGCCTGTTACGACTGGAGCGAAAGTTTATCCAAGCCTGTATGACACTATTCCGACAACAATTGCGGCGATCGCGATCGGTATTGGAATCATCGGCGGAATCCAGTGGACGGTAAGGAAGATCTTCTCTTCGGAAAAGATGGAGCACAAGGCGCTCACGCAGTTCGTAACTGCGATGTTCGCCCTTATTGTTGGCGTCTGGATAGCAGACAAGCTCATTGCAGGTCCCTCTACCGAACTGCTTCTTCCTGAAGAAAGCACACAACTGCTTACGTTCATCAAGGACATCACGCTCATGGTGTTCAGCTACTACTTTGGCACTAAGGCACAGGTTCCTTCTGACGTTGTCGAGAGCGAGGTGATCGATGGCTGATCCATTAGCACAGATCCTGGAAGCATCAGGCGGTGGAAATGTCTGGGCAGTGCTTGGACTTGCGGTCTCCGGTGGTCTAGGCAAGTACGCCTGGGACTTCTACAAGAAGAAGGCAGACCTCAATTTCAAGGCCAACGACAATGTCCGTAAGGACGTCAAGGAAGAGAAGCTCCTCGATCGCAAGGAACGGAACGAGTTCAAAGACGACCTGAAGGAGCGCGTCGCCGCTCTTGAAGTGAAGCTCGAGGCGGCTGTGAAGGCAAAGGAGGACCTCCTCGAGCAGGTTGGTGAGCTTCGCGCAAAGCTGGCCAAGATTGAGACAAAGCTCGAGATCCTCCTTGCAGGTGGAAAGGTAGCACCAGAGCCACCAGCTCCAGAGCCTCCGCCAAAGAAGACTGCTGCAAAGGCAAATCCGGCATCAAAGCCAGCGGCAAAGGCCGCAAAGCCAAAGAAGAATGCCTGACTGCACAATCAAGTCTGGGGAAATTGTCAGCCTCGAAGACCTGAGGCTGAATGACCCCAACTGCACAATCGAGGCTGGGGTCATAATCAGGCCACCTTTAGCTCCAGAAGTTGAGTCTGTCGATAAGAAGGCAGAAACAAAGCCTGCCAAAGTCAAGAAACAGGCAGAAATCAAAAAGACAGAAGCAAAGCCTGAAGAAGTTGTTGCAAATGTAGAGGCGCCGAAAGTGGCGCCACAGAAGAAAGTGGTCACCAAAGAGGTGATCGAAGTGCCGCAGCCTGTCATCAACAATGGGCTGTCTTCAAGTGAAATTGCTGCCGGTGCGGCGGTGCTTGGTGTTGCCGCCATAGGTGCCGCAGCGGCAACTTCTGCCGCAGGAGGAATTTCATCGATACAAGCCAAGATCGCATCGATGTTCGGCTCTAAGGGCGCAATTGCTGGCGCGGCAGCGGTAACCGCTGGTACGATCGTGGCAGTCAAGGCACTGGAATCAAAGATGGGCAAGCTTGAGCAGGATATGTCAAAAATGAAAGAGGAGGTCGGTGGTGCCGCCTCCTCTATCGATAAGATTGACGAGCTACTTGACCGGCTCAGCAGAGACGGTAACGACAAACTCGACCCGCCTGTTTAGGGCCTTGCCAGCTGGCGTTCCAGAGGAATCGATCGGAGACTCATCACCCTTGCCCTCGATCGAGATCCTCTCGGTCGAGATTCCTTTTCCAGCGAGATAGTCGGCGGCAACCTTTGCCCTCTCGTATGAGAGCTCGTCAGGATGCTTGTACTCAATCTCAGAGGAATCAGCATAACCAACTACCTTGACTCCAAATCCAGGTCGAGAGTTCAAGATAACCCAAACGCCATCGAGTGTTGCTTGTCCCCTGGCGTTCAGCTTGGAATCTCCAGCCTTGAAACCTATGCCGATCTCTTGCTTCGGAGCCGTGACCGCGTCTGGCGCAGCTGGAACAACTATCACTATCGGCTGCTCGTACACGGTGACTGACTTGCAGTCGCATGCTGGAGCTGGTGGGGGTATGACCAGAGCTGGGGCTGGAATTACTTCAGGTTTATCATCAGAGCCAAAGGTCAACTGAGCTGATAGTTGCCAGTCGGGGTCTCCTGGCTGGCGGATGATTCCCTTGCTTCCCGCGACTCCCACGGAGAAGTTTCCTATTGTCCAGTCGAGTGATGTCCCCACAAAGAGCGAGGAAACTGGTCTCTCACCGATGTTGTAGTAGGCTTGCGTATCGACGCCAACCGTGAAGTTACCAAGACCGTAGGCAGCTAGAGCGTTAAGGTAAGGACCGTCTCCGAGCTCGTAACCCTCGAGATCAATTTCTGGGTAAACAAGGTAACCACCACCAGCTGTAAAGCTTAGATCCCCGACCTGTCCCTCGGCACCGGCCTCGACCTGCATCACTGTGTTCGGGTGCGCGACCCCGAGCCCAACGCCAGTGGGAACAACGACCGCGAGATCGCCGTAAGCTCCCCAGCCGTCCTCTCCGAATGCCTTTGTATATCCACGAGCTCCACCCCAGGCGTCTCCGATTCTTGGTACACCATCCTGCATAATAGATCCCGGGAGACCCACGTCGAAGGAGAAGTGATCGAAAGTGTACCTATTTGTCGTCCAGCCCCAGAAGGTGTCACCGATGACGACCGTCTCAGTGCCGTCTGGATTCACATAGGAGAGCGGGTCAGTAACGATACCGCCGACCACTGCCGATTCCTCACCCTTGAATACCGAGGCTCCCCTCGGAGGAAGAGGAACCACGCTCATCTCTGGGACCTCACCGCCTGAAGCGCCCATCAATAGTGGAGTACCCAGGATAGCAGCCATGAGACCGAGGCCACGTCGCCTCACCGAGGCGAGGAGGGCAGCTCCAAGCAAGATGATTCCACCTGATGGTCCACCACCTGTCGTTGAGCATCCGCCAGGAACGTACTTACCCACAGCTGGCTTGACTGGATCTTCTACGGGGTCTGTGTCGGTATCAACTGCTGTGTCGATGCCTGAATCAATCCCCGAGTCTATTCCGGAATCGATCCCTGAGTCGATGGCAGTATCGACTGCTGTGTCACCAGTATCTACTGGTCTGTCGTCCACTGGGTCGCATGCGTCTCCGATTCCGTCACCGTCAATATCCGTCTGATCATTAGGCTCACCGAAGCAGTTGTCGCTGTCGTCGGCGTATGTGTCACCGTCAGCATCAGAGTCACAGAAATCTCCAATACCGTCGTGATCGAAGTCTAGCTGCTCGTCGTTCGGATAGTCAGGGCAGTTGTCGGCAAGTCCGCAGACTCCGTCAGAATCGACATCGTTCGATGGATCTCCGAGGCAAGTGTCCGATCCATCGCAGACTCCATCACCATCGGCGTCGTTGAACGGATCGTATGGGCATGGGTCTATGTCAGCGCACTTGTCGTCAGAGTCGACGTCATCTTCCGGATCAAGGGGGCATGCGTCGCATCCGTCAGGGACAGTGTCGAGGTCAGAGTCGACAAGGTCATCAGAGCCTGCGCAGATGTCGATATCTCCACAGACTCCGTCCGCGTCCGAATCATTCTCAGCATCAGCTGGGCAGATGTCGACGTCTCCACAGTTTCCGTCCTCATCAGCATCGTTCATGGGATCAAGCGGGCAAGTGTCTGCCGATTCGCAGAGTCCATCGCTGTCACGGTCATCGAGCGCGTCCGATGGACAGGCGTCGACGTCTCCGCACACCCCATCATCATCTGCATCGTTCAGCTCATCGAGCGGACAGGCATCACAGTCATCAGAAAGACCATCAGAGTCTACGTCCGCGACGTCGTCGAAGCCAGGGCAGATGTCTGCAGAGTCGCAGGAGCCGTCTCCATCAGAGTCATCTGCTGAGTCGGTCGGGCAGGTGTCGCATCCGTTCGGAACAGAGTCGCCGTCGACGTCAAGCAGGTCATCGGCGCCTGGGCAAATGTCGTCCGAATCACAAGAACCGTCAGCGTCAGAGTCATCAAGGGCGTCGAATGGACAGGTGTCACAACCATCTGGGACAAAGTCCAAGTCGGTGTCCATCAGGTCATCAGACCCAGGACAGGCCTCGTTGTTTCCGCAGACAGTGTCCTCATCCTCATCGTCGAGAGGATCGTAGATGCAGATATCACATCCGTCTGGAGTTCCATCTGAGTCAGAGTCTACGATATCGCTAAACCCTGGGCATGTGTCGAAGTCACCGCAGATTCCATCTAGGTCTTCGTCATCGAGAGGATCATTAGGGCAAACATCGCATCCGTCAGGGGTAAGATCTGAATCTGCGTCAGCAAGGTCATCGTATCCAGGGCAAATGTCGGTATCGCCACAGATACCATCAGCATCCGCATCGTTTTCAGGATCGGTCGGGCAAGTGTCCTCAGTGTCAGGTATGCCGTCAGAATCTGCATCTGGAATCACGGGTGCCTCGGCACATTCCGTCGCAGCGGTGATCGCAGAGTCATCAAGTGCATAGACAACCCTGAATGTCTCAGACTGTCCAGGTATCATATCACCTATGCGGACTGCAAGAGAGATTGCCTGATCTGCGGTGGTTGTGGATCCAACTGATGAGTTTAGTCCTGAGCCGTTCCAGATATTGGAACCGTCTGTGTTGCTGAATCCGCCGTGCGTGACCTTTGCGCGTGAGTCAGAGGCAAGAAGGTAGAGGTCAGACCCATCGCCTCCCGTGGCCTTCACCTCAGCGAGATCAGTTGAGGCATTTGGCTGGGAGATGATGGTGTTGGTCGTGCTGTAACCGTAACCAGTCATCACAGCGTTGTCAGGATCTACGTTCCTGAACCAGTACACGTCCGACAGGGTGCTCGATCCGTTGTTGGTGAGTGTGACGGTCATGACGATGTAGACGCCGTCATTCACAACGCCGTACTGCGTCTCAATACCAAGGTCTCCCCTGTTTCCGGTCCATGTCGCGGCCCCGCCGAGATTCCCACAGATGTCGACTTCACAGGCAGGGTCACCGAGGCTGCCTACAATGTTCTGGCTTCCGTTGAAGTTTGTGTAGGAAGTGCCGTTGACCTCGACTCCCCATCCCTCGAGAGGCGAACCGGGAGAGAAGAAGTCACCGTAGAATGATGCCCATCCGTTGGCTTGCGGGTTCGCGACAAAACCCATCTGGCCCGTGTTGGAGCGATAGTGCCAGCCAGCAGGATACCCTCCCTCGCCAAAGGCACCTTCACTTCCAAGACCAAGCTCAACGTAGGAGTTGCGGATGAAGGCTGCGGACCCAGGATCGCTTACCTCACAGAATCCGGAGGCGTGTGCTACTCTGGGAGCTGAAGCGAACGCTGCTAAAAGAACAGGGAATAGAATTTGATTTAGACATAGTTTGCGCATACCTGTAATTATGCGCTGAGATTTTACATAATTCTTCCAAAATTTACTTTCTTAGATTGGCCATAACCAGAACACGACTAATGAACGCTTCTGGAAATTTTTATAATCTCTCTATTTGATCTCGTCGACTGATTGATCCATCTCTTGATTCCAATTTGTCCTGAGCTGGATGAGCGGATTGAAGCTCGCCTTCTTCCTCTCGAGGACTAGGGCGGACTGAGGCTTCTGGAGGATTCCCTCGATCTCAAGTTCCTCGAAATCGATCTCGGTCTTCTGCTTGTAGACGACCTTTCCATCCTCGTCCCCGTCTTCGCCCGCGTTGGCGTGGCCAGGTGCAAAAAGAAGTGCGACAAAGATTGCGATTCTGATCATTCTACTCATGATGGCTCCTATGCATTCTGGATTGTCTGGAGGAAACACTCGTCCACTCCAAGGATCTGGCCGCGATATAGCACGTCATACAGCGGCTCTCTGGCATCTTCCTCGAACTGATGGCACTCGATTATGGTACAGATGTCGCCCAGCTGTATCTCTAGTTCATCGCCCTCCTCATCGAAGAGAGTTATCGATATTGCGTCGTGATAAGAGTCTGGAGCAATAAATTTGCAAAGAGAACCAGGGAACATGTCAGTACTATATCTTCTTGCGACCGCCTTTTCAGGCTGGCCCATCTGCCACAGCGTCATTGAAGATCCAACGCGCAGCAAATCTTGTCAGTACCCGTCCTGCTCTTGAGCATGCTCCAGCGCCGACTCAAGATCTTCCGCAATCCGATTTGCATCCTGCTCGTCGATGTGCTCGCAGTCCCTGATTATCGAGATTGCTTCCCTGGTGAGAGGGATGATCATCGCGGTGGTGTAGTTGGGTCTCTCACGGGCGCTGTCTATCATGTCCATCAGCTCAAAGAGCGCGCCAAGCGCCACTGAGTCCTCTGGACAGCCGGCGTCCTCTAGATCCATCTCCGCCATCTCAAGGGCGGCAAGTAGCTCGGATGTCTGCATCTGCTCGAGGTCCCTTCCTGCGAACATCTCTCCCGCCTCGGTGAGGCTCTTGCCGCGAACTCTTGATTCGACCACGCCGCGCGGATCCAAGATCGCGAGGACGCGCCCAGTGGTGATCTTGCCACGGCTCCAGTTGTCGAAGATCTTCTTGAAGGTCTGCCTGGAGTGCGTGACGCTCTCTTCCCAGATGTCACGGTTTTCTGGTGATAGAGTTTGCTCGAGCTCGTCGAACTTGGACATCACTTTGTGCCTGAGCTTATTGAAAGCTCTTCCGGCCGGAGTCTGTATGTCACGTGCTAGATCAAAGTTAGTGTCCATGCTTGCATGCCTGTTCTGGGCGAGCTTGTAGTTCTCCCAGATCGCCTTGTACTCTGGTGTCATGTGAAGCGTGTTGAGGAACCTCTGATAGTCCTCTATCACCTCGTCGTCGCCAGCATTAATGAGCCGCTGCGCCTGGTTGGGTCCAAAGATCTCCTTGAAGATTCCGATCAGACCTGGGATGACAGACCATGGAGAGTTGAGAAATGAGTCAATTATTCCGTACTCGCGGAGCAATTTGCCTCGAACAGTTGCCATGACCGCAGACTCACCAATGTCAAGGGTCTTTGGATAGCCCTTCTGACCCGGCTTCTTTCTTGGTAAGCCCTTCTTCCTGCGCTGGCGGATATTGTGCCAGAGACCCTTTGGCTTCGCTTCGTTCAGTGGCTCAAGCCCAGCAAGCTTGTGCCAGCGCTCGAGGATGGGATCTTTGTCGTATCTACGACCTGAATTCTCTTGGCTCTTTGTGGTCTCTTCTTCAGCTGGCTCGAATGACTTGTTTGGTGTAGAAGGATTTGCCTCATTGTGAGCAAACTCACCTGGACCATAAATGTGCAGTTCTGCTGGAATCTGCTTTGCCATGTTCTTTTCTACGTCATTGGTGTTCTTACTGAGATCATCATAGAAGTGAACTTCCTCTGGCTTTTGCGCGGCTTTGTCAACAAAGTGATCTTTTATCTTCTTGCCCTTGTTTCCGCCTGAGACGCCGAAGACTCCAGAGTTTGGCTTCGCACCCTGCTTCTCCAAGAACTCTTCCATGTCTTCAGCGTTCGTGGCGGTCAGCTTGTTGCCGTGAATGTCCTCCACCTGTCCACTGGCGGTCCTGGCAGTTACAACTGCCGTCTTGGAGCCAGCCGCGTTCGCCTTCTTGAGCTTATCAATGGTGGACGAGATTGGCTTGGTGGTATCCAGGTTTGTGCTGCTCGAGGGAGTGTAGTCTACCAACACCTCGTCTTGTCCAGAGGCTCCAGTTGGAACTCCGAATCCAGTCGCAAACTGTCTATCTGATGGTATCTGCGACTGAATCTTGGCAAGAGCAGCAGAATTCACGTAGGCGGCATATGCTCCGTCTTTTTCGGAGATCGGTACGATGCCCGGATCAAGCAGCGCATTCGTGCTGACGCCGAGGCTCTTGAGCCAACCCTCGACCTCCTGCTTAGACTTGTGGACTGGCTTTCCGTCTCGGTACAACATTACGGCATTCGCATTTGTAGTGACGCCAAGCGTGTCGTCAAAATCGAACAAGTGAACTTGCTTCTCTGGAGGAGCGTCACCTGGTACTGCATCTTCGAACAATAGATCGACGAGTTTCATCCGCTTCATCTTGTTGTACCTACCCTTCCAATTTTTCCATCTGAGAGTATCTTCTTGATATCCTTACCAAGATCGAGAACGCCCTGCTTGAACGGCTCGATGAATACATATGCTGCCGCCACGATGGCGATGACGATCACGCTGATGAGGAGCATGTACTCGACAGTGGACTGTCCCTCGTCATCTGCAATGAGCTGCTTCAGTAGTTCCATGTGATACCTCAGATACTTATAACTATCAGCCTGATTTGACTGTAACGAGGTGACCTTGCTCAAAGTGCCACAGGTCTCCCCTGACAAGCACCAGCCAAATCTTGAGCTCACTGAAGGCAAACGGTCCATCCACCACGGTTCCAACGTCCTGCTCGGTGGTCCTACAGACATCTTTAAAGAGACGCGAAATGGGATCGACTTCCCTAGTGCCATCGGCGCACAGGGTGTCGACCCCAGTCTCTATCGGCACAAACCTTACCAGGTCGCCGATCCTGATTTCTGCGCGGTGCTCTACTTCTGCTTGTTGCACGTGTCGCACAGTGTCCGGATCCATCCGCCAGTGCGCTTGTGACCCCTGTTCCCACAGTTCTCACAGGTGCGATAGCTCACGGACTCTGCCATGGAGATCGCACCCTGGATGTAGTCGTCAGTGTTGTCCATGTAGAAGCGGAGCCCACCGAACTTCTCCTTCACCTGCGCTGCGACGGGCTGGTGTTCCTCATCGAACTCCCCGTCAGAGAGCTCAGGATGCTGGCGCCGCTTCCAGTCGACGTGGTTCTGGATGTTTGCGCAGAGGGATTCGACGATGTCGAACCAGCCGTCACCGTGCTCGAAACCCCAGTACATGCAGGACTCCTGCATCGACTTGCCGCGATCTCGGAAGATCTTTGGGTACTTCTCACAGAGGAGCTTGTCGAGCTCGTCCCTCACTTGGAGCCTCCCTTCACGAAATTGTTGATTGCTTCGATTACAAGAGCTTCAAATCCAGCCTCGTCGCCTGGCTGAAGACCGAACCTTACGAAGAATTCGTCACTGCGATCATCATCGATTTCGAACACAAAGCGAGTCTTTCCATCAGCGTCAGTCTCTTCGTAGATCTGCTTCAGGCCTGGAATTTCACTCTGTGTTGCCATCTTGCTTGTTCCTTTCGTAGTCTTCGATCCACTTGATTGTGGATTCGAGATCAAGATTGATCTTCTCGTGGTCTCGGGACGGATCCTTGGCCCACTCGGATGCGAGCCAGCCCTCGACAATCTTGCGCCAGAGGGTCACGTCAATCCGGAGTCCAAGCTTCGGACGTGGTCCGTTGTCCTCCCGCCAGTCGACATTTGCTGTATCAAGAGATGCTGCCCATCCATCGCCGTCAAGCTGGAGATAGACGTTATCATTCTCGAAGCATTCTTGGTAGAAGTGGAAGTCTTTCTGATCGAAAGCGATCGTGCATCGTGTACTCACTTTCCCTCCAGAGATTGGATTTTCAGAAGCGCAGACTCAACAGCTTGGGCGCGCATCTGATCGATATCGATAAGCTCTTCGACGGTCACTGGCCTTTTCAGGAGGCGGTCCCAGAGCTTCAGCTTTCCAGACTTGACCGCGGGAACATACCTCTCCGTAAGTCCATCGAGGCGCTTTCCATGCCTCTTATCGAGGATCCCGAGCTTGCCAGTCTTTCCGTTTGGGAGCAGGACGGTGTCACACCTGGCGTCTAGAATCTCACCCACGCTCTCGATCAGCACCTGATCGCGGTGGTGAACGCCACGATCGAAGGCCTGAAATACTGCGGCCAAGATAGTCGGCTTAGTAATTCCCTTCTGCCACGGGTGCTCGACGTAAGGCTGACCCGCACGTCCGGTGCGCTTCCAATCCTTGAGTCCGATCTCACACCACCTGGAGCGCTCATGCCGGAGGATGCCCTCACCCATCTCCTGTGGAAGCTGAGGCAGTGCATGGAGCGCCCGATTGATCGGCATCCGGGCAGCTTCCCTCTCCTCTTCTGACTCGACGTGCGATGACCAAGATGCCTCAAGCACCGTGCACCACAGGCGCGCAGTGTACCAGAGGTTGTGGGAGAACCGCGGGTCTTCTCGGAAGTTCTGCATCTGCACCTCAGTTAGATTATAATCACTTCTGAGGAATTTTCAAGCAATTATGCAAGTACCGAGGCGTCTACACCAACGTCTGCATCTGCCCTATCGTACTTCTTCTTGATCCAGTCAGTTATTATCTTGTTGATGTTGATGTCTGCGATCGATTTATCTGGGCTGTCTTTAGCGATCTTCCTCAGCTCTCCAACATACCACTTGATGTACTCAGCTTCGAGCTTGTCATCAAGGACATCCTCGAGGTCATCATTGAGCTGTAGAGCCTTTCCAAACTTCCCAAGCTGATCATTGTCTGGTCCCTTTGCGATCTTCTCGGCAAAGTCAGCAAACTTCTCGTCGGGTGACTGTTGGGACTTCCTAAACGAGGCAAACAGAGACTTGATCTTGCCTCCGACCTCGACAGCCTTCTTGATCATCTGGTAGCCAGCAACAAGCTTGTCGCCATATGGGATGAGCTTAACGGCTTGCTCTACGAGCTTCTTGATTGCCTGCTTCAGCGCCGATGTGAAGACGGTGTCGACTAGCCCCTTGAACGTCTCGTTGCTTGTGTACAGGTCCTTGAGTCCCTTGAAGTGGTCTAGAACATCAGTTATCTGCTCTTTCTTGTTACCCCAAAGCCACTGGAGAGACTTCTTGATATCGTCGTACTTCTTCTTAGCCTCTCTCCAGGCGCTCTGTAAATCGACGCCGTACTTCTTCAGGTCAGTGAACCATTCCAGCATCTCCTTCACGTCGTCCTTGTTAGAAGAAGCTAGCTCTGCCGCCTCTTTGGACTTTTTGATCATGGCGCTGATGTTCTCTGGCGCATATTCTTCGGCAAACTCAAGTGCTTCCTTGATGAAGTTTGCCATGGAATCATCCATGTCGCTAACGGTCTCGTCAAAGGAGGCTAGCAAATCTCCGACAGTCATGCCAGCCTCGAGCATCAGCATGTCGGTCTCGTGTTCAAGAATGACGATTCGAAGGTCTTCAGATCTCAGCACCTCTCTCACCAGGCGTGAGCTTCGGTGTGCTGGGCGAGAGTCCATAAGTTGCTCACGGATGAGAGCGCGAAGGTACTTCTCTTCCACGATTCTCTTACCTCTTCTTCTTTGGCGGCAGGCTGACGCCTTTCCGGCGGCTGTATTTTATGGTGTAGTCGTCCTGCCACTCAGCGTCATAGAGCTGTGCTCTCATGGTTTTTATTGGATCATGTCCACGAACTGAACTCCATTTGCGGGGAGTCATATTCTTTAAGAGCTCAGGGTTGTCATTACCATAGTAGCCAAAATATGGCTCGCCAGAGAACTTGATGGCGCCAGACTCAGAGTCTCCCGTGACCTCCTTGTCAGACCATGGCAAGTCAAAATACACGTCTTCTGGATTCGACCTGTTGTATGAGTCTGCAAATGATGCAATCTCTCGCGGGACATCGCCCCACATCTGGTACACCTTGCAGGTGAGCTGTGCTCCAGATTTCACGATGACCTCTCCCTCACCGCCGTGCTCTGAGTTGACTTCGATGTTGTCGAAATCCACGATGGTGTCCTCTGGATTGACTACAGCACCGATTATGTAGCCACCTTTCTCTGCGTAATTCTTACCAGACTTTGCTCTGGCGGCCCACTGCATCATTGCCTCGTACTCAGATCCGGCTGACGACATCGTGGCAAAACGCTCTGCGACGCTCTTTGATTTCGTCCACGCGCTGGGCTTATCCTGCTGGAATGGGAACGGCCTCTTGCCATCTCCGTACTTTTCTGCAAAGTCGAGGAGGTCCACGACCTCCCTGAATCTGATGCCACGGTAGAGGACAGTGCGCTCCTGCATGCGGTACGGCTCGAGGTCAATTACGTACTCTGGCCTCGGCTCTGGCATGCCATAGCCGTTGGTGTTCTTCCACTGCCTGAGCCACTTCTTAGATCCGAGAGCAGGAGCACCACGACCCTTCTTCTTGCCGACGGTGGAGCGGATCTTCAGCGCGCGCTTGATGATCGGCAACTTGTCATAGTTGTTCCTGACAAAGCCAAGCGGGTCCAGACTGCGATTCCATTCTATGCGAACTGCGACGTCAGGCTCGTTCATCAGCGCCTTGGCTTCCTGGCTGTTCTTGAAAGCCTCGAAAGCCGGCGCAAATTTCGCTGCCAGCTCTTTGTTGGAATCTTCGAACTGTGGCGCCCACATGTGGCCTGCATCCACTCTCGTCAACATAGCCTTGAGCGCGGTAGCAGCCTCACCCGATCCGAACATCAGGTCGTAGACTTCGCCGGCAGAGAGACCCTTGCTCTCTAACATGATCCTGTGGAGGATTCTCTCTATTAGCGTCTCTCTCATCATGATGCCTCTGGTGGCATCACATGGACGCCGCCCGGAACTTTGTTGATGGTCCAGCCACGTTGGGTGAGCTGATTCACGAGAATTGGATTTGGGAGATCGATCGTGTATCCGCCAGTCTCTGCGGGATTCACAGCCTCGATAGCGCCTGCTGGATCCCACTGGGAGTATGCTTCGCGAAGGATGCCAAGGGTCCTGTCGGGATTGGGGTTGTATTCTCCATAAGAACCCTCGCCAAGCAGGAATCCACGTGTCATGTCGCGGAACTGGTTGCTGTTCATCTTATCCTCACTTTTTCTTCTTTGACTTCTTGACGACAGCCCAGGACTTTGATGGGTTCGCAGAGTTGACCCTCGCCATGGCCCACTGGTGCTGTGACATTCCCTTCCGTGAGCCAGACCTCGCCCATGCCGCAAGTCCCTTCTCATACTCAGTGTACACAGAACCTGGGGTCAGACCGCGTTTCTCTGCCTTCTTCTTCAGGGTCTCTTTGGTCTTCTTGGAGAGGGCTTCTACTACGATCTCTTGGATGAGATCAAGCAAGACCTCATGCCCCTCTTTCTGCGAGTCAGGTCGCGGCTTTGACTCGAACCCAGGCTTCTCGCGCTCCTTCTTCTCCATGCGCTCACGGCGAGCATACGCCCGCTTGATCCTCTCTGGGTCACCAGACTCCAGATCAGCCTTCGTCATGTCAAGCTGCTTGTCCCGCTTGCTGCCCTCAGGAGCATCATACTGCGGAGGATTTTTGGCCTCCAGCAGTTCTTCCTGTATGATCTCTCGCAGCCTGCTCTCTGTGATTTTCATCGAGATTCCACTCAGCCCGATGTATCGATTTCATAGTAGGCGTAGATGCGACCTGAATCGGGGTCTCGGTACATCTCGAACTTCCACATAGGGGCGCCAGAGAACCTGCTCTGCAGCCACTTCACCGCCTCTTCATCAGAGAGACCCTCTGGCGCGAAGGCAGTGCCGATATCGGTGTGACCATAGGTGGGACGACCGGCGCCGAGTCCATTCGGTGACATGTTCCTGATGATCATGCCGCCGACACGGAGCTTGTCATCAGCGCGCCGATGCTCCTCAGCGCGGGCATTTTCTGCCGAAGTGTGGGAACTCACCGCATCGATGAAGTCCTGGCCTGAGGGACAAGTCCCAGCCTTCGACATCTCACCAGCCTTCTGGACGTGGAATGCGATCGCATTGCGAGAGATGCCAGTGGCCTGGGAGATCTGGTCGCAGATCTCGCCCTTGTTTCCACCGGCTCCGAAGACCAGACCTGCGCCCATCTCGCACATCATGTCCCAGGCCTTTGCGAGGTCTTGGTGGAGCTCCGTGTCGTTCGGGTGGAGCTTGAACTGTCGCAGCCAGCTTCGCGTGGTCATGTTTTTCTCGAGGTCCATGGGCGACTCCATGATAGTGCGCCTGATGATCTGGCGAAGTTGCGACTCTGTGATTCTCATGAGATCTCCTATCGAGTGTAAATATACCCGCGTGCGGGTTCATTGTGAGCTTGTTCTCTGGCGCGCGTATCAGGTTCCTTGTACAGATCCTTTGATACACTGAGCGAGAAGCGGACACCCCCTGCGGAAACTATTGCGACTTTTAGAAGTCGCGGAGGTCTTCCCTGATGAGGGACCGTATGAGGTGCAGTAGGCTGGATTCGTTGGTCGAATCTCCGTCTATTGTCCCTATCTGGCTCGGGTGCGGGTATAGCATGATCCCACGACATCCCGGCGGGAGGTTGTCAAGCTCCTCTTCATCGTCATCGTGATGAAGTCTTGAGCCTATTTTGGCGAGAGTGTCCCTCTTCAGCTTGCCGTTCGTGAAGTGGATCTTCGCTATCCCGTCGAGGACTTTCCACTTCCCAAGCCACTCGATCGTGTCGTTTCGCATCTTCTCGTAACGGGTGGTGACGATGTGGACCTCGTGGCCGTCACTGATGGCCCGCTTCAGGAGAGCAAGTCCCTCTGGATTGGGGCCATCGACAACCACCTCATCTATCTCACCGTCCTCGTCACGGACGTACCTCTTCCAGAGGAGGGTGTCATCGAAATCGAAAGTGACTACGCTCATTACTCTAGCTTCCAGAGGTACATCTTGCGCACTGTGATCGGACCCATGCCGATCGCCTCCATCTCGTCCTCGACTGTTGGCACACCATCCATCTCATAGAGGGGAGCACAGTCAAAGAACTTGAGTGGGTTGGCCGCGAGATCCGGCGCAATAGATTACGCCGACAGGCCCCTTTCTGCCGTAGGATGTAGTGCCAGCAGCGTAGTTCCACACGATACTCGATGTGTCGTCTCGGCTACCGAGCTCGGCGGTAGACCACGAAGAAGCCCATCCTCCTGCAGGTGGGTTCACCACACGGGGCTTGGTGGAGGCAGCAATCTGATCGACTGGTGCGCTCTTGTACCAGTTCGA